TACTAGTACTGTATAATGTATTAAGTAACAAATATTACTAGAGTATCTCTATCCCCATATAACCCCATGCTTGGGAATTGGTGATATACCTAAAAAAGAGATGGACGAGATAAGTACTCTATGTTAATATCTACTTTATAGGAACGAGCTATGTCTCTATTCCTTAAAAGCGATAAGGAGCTAAAATGAGTAAGTTAGAGATACCTGAAGACGTAAAGAACCTCAACCTGATGGTTCAAAAACTATCTGCATTCAGACGGATAGTATCTGAGGCTATGTTCTCAGGAAAAGAATCTAAAATTGTTAGTGACCTAAAAGAACATCTCATGGAAGAGTATACTCAAGTATTTGAGAAATTTAATACTCACCCTTACGTAGTCGCTCAATTGGCTGCTCAAGAAAAACAAGAAAAAGAAGATCAAGCTTTAGCTGCTGAAATTGAAAAAGACTTGGTTTCTAAAATGGAGATCAAGTAATGAAACTTCCTAGCTTTACTTTACATGATGTTGCTTTTGCAGCCCTTACTATTAAAATGATTATCACTGGAGGATCTATTCCAGAAGCCGTAGTAGCTGTTGCTATTGTTGGTGCTAAGGCTTATCAAATGTTCTTAGACAAGAAAGTATCTTTACAGAAGACCGAAGATATTGAAAAACGATTGTCTAGCTTTGAGAATAAACTATTGGCTACTGGTCTTGTTAGAAGGCCAACCAATCCTAATGTCTAAAAAAGAAGCTAAGATTGAGAAGCTTGCTACTACCGAACAGCAAATAGCTGAGATCGGATTACAGAACTTACTCAACATTTCTCTCACAAGAGCATTAACTTTAGAAGAAGTTAAGATGCTTGATATCTACTCTAAAGTAGCCAGAGTAGCTAGAGGGGATGCAACAGAGATCCTATCAGCTCAATATAAGCTACTAGAGCAACAAAAGAAAGATTCTATACCAGAAGCTGTATTAGTTGATATGGCTTCATTACTTGAAGATAAGAAGCACGAAATACAGTTGAACTCCAAAGAAGAAGACAACTAATATGTCTGAGGATTTTACCCTTCCTCCATCACTAGCTGGTATCGCTGCTGAAGATGCAGTAGATATCCTTTGGAGAAAAGGTATCCTCACATGGAAACTCAATTCCTGTCAAAAGAACATCTACGATTTCTTTCAAAAAGGAAAGACTAAGATTCAAGTATGGAACTGTAGTCGCCGTTTAGGTAAATCGTACCTGTTACTTATAGTAGCTCTAGAATACTGTATACGTAAAAAGAACGTACAGGTTAAATACTGTGCTAGTACAAGTAAGATGGTATCTAAAATTATTAAGCCCACCCTAAAAGTTATTTTAGAGGACTGCCCTAAAGATATCAGACCTACTTATGATAGAGAACTGGGAGCCTATAAGTTTACTAACGGTTCCTTATTATTTATTGAAGGTCTTGATAAAGGTAATGCTGAGAACCTTCGTGGTACTCCTATGCACTTAGGTATTGTGGATGAAGCTGGTTTCGTAGATGACGACCTCGACTATATTGTAGGGTCTATTTTGAGTCCTATGACTTTGACTACCAAGGGCCGTATTATCCTATCTTCCACACCTCCTCCAAACTCGGACCATGCCTATGTTAGATACCTACGTAGAGCCGAAGCTAATGATTCTTATATTAAGAAAAGTATCTACGATTACTTAAAAGACGTAGAAAATGACCCTCCTAGATTTAAAGAGCGTATTACCCCTGAGATTGTAGAAGCTGAACGGCTATCTACTTTGGCTGATGCTTGGGATAGAGAATATCTTTGTAAGATTGTTACCTCTACTGAGAACGCGGTACTCCCTGAGTTTACGGATGAACTACAACAAGAAATAGTAAGAGAATGGCGTAGACCACAAATGTTTGATGTTTATCACGCAATGGACTTAGGTATCAAAGACTTAACAGCCGTTGTACTTGCTTACTATGACTTCAAAGAAGGTAAGTTAGTTATTGAAGATGAAGTATCTTTTAATGGACGAAACGTAACCTCTACATCTATTGGGGCAGGTATCAAAGCTAAACACGATGCCTTGTTCTTTAATACAATCTCAGGTCAGGTAAAAGATGTATACCGTCAGATTTGCGATAACAACGAACCTATTGCCATTAATGAATTGAATATACGATTTAACTTTAAGTTTGTTCCTACTCGTAAAGATGATAAAGACGCGGCTATTAACGATCTTCGTATTAAACTACAAGAACGTAAGATCATAATTAATCCTAGATGCAAACAGTTGATATATCATCTTAAAAATGCTCTTTGGGACAAAAACCGTAAACAGTACGTAAGAAGTTCTAACGCAGGTCACTTTGACTTTGTGGACGCTATGATCTACTTAGTACGTAATATTGAATGGAACCGTAACCCTTACCCAGCTAACTACAACCGTGGACCATCCACATTTGATTCACAGAAAAGAATACAAGAATATACTGGTACTGCGGCAGGAGTCGCTAAAATGCTAGGTATAGGTAAAAAACTAACGAAATTAAACAAATAGGTAAAGGAAGTAACTATGGATAATAAGTATTTTGCAGCAAAAGAAGCCAAAGAAACCGCAGGAGTGCTACTTAAGAAAGTAGACTCATGGAGTACTTCCTTAATTGGAAATGGATATCTAGCCAAAGCTAAGAAGTCCTGGGCAGCCTATTATGGTATTTTTTACTCTGATTTCTCAGATTCACATCAAGTATCTTTTGGTGGTGAACAAGGGGAACTAAGCCTTTTACCAGTAAACCAATACCGTAACATTGCTACTCACTTAATTAACATGATTACGGCTAATAGACCTAGCATGGAAGCTATGGCCATCAATACTGATTATAAGTCGTTATCTCAAGCTGTACTAGCAAATGGTCTTCTTGAGTATTATATGAAACAAAAGAAACTAGAAGAATTCTTTAAAAAGGCTGTAGAGTCTGGAGTAATTCTAGGAGAAGGATATGTCAAGCTTAGCTGGAACTCTACCAGAGGTCAGCCATTCATTCAAGATCCTGATACTGGAGAAGTAATTTATGAAGGAGATCTAGAGTTTGATAACCTATCTCCTTTTGATGTAATCAGAGATACAAACAAGTCAGACAGCGACCATGACTGGTTATGTGTACGTACTAATATGAATAAATATGATCTGATGGCTAAATACCCAGATCTAGCTGAAAAGATTCAAAATACTAATCCTCCTGAGTACTATCAAGCTCTTCGCTTTAACGTAGCAGCTTCTGATGAAGATAGTGATTTGATCCCTGTGTATGAATTCTTCCATAAGCCTACTGAATCATTACCTGAAGGCCGCTATATGCTATTCACTAGTTCTGATACAGTAATGATCGACATGGCAATGCCTTATAGAGTTATCCCTGTATTTAAAATGTCTCAAGGAGATATCTTAGGTACTTCATTTGGATATACTCCTATGTTTGATATCCTTCCTATCCAAGATGCTTTAAACTCTCTTTATTCTACCGTATTGACTAACCAGACCACTTTCGGTGTTCAGAACGTCTTAGTACCTAGAGGTGGAGATATTACAGTAGCGGAGCTATTAGGAGGTTTAAACCTAGTAGAATATACTCCTGGTATTGGTAAGCCAGAAGCCCTTAACTTAACGAGTACTCCTCCAGAAATTTTTAACTTTATGAAACAGTTAGAAGGTCTAGTAGAGACCCTATCGGGAGTAAATTCCGTAGTAAGAGGTAATCCTGAAGCTAACTTACGTTCTGGTAATGCTCTTGCACTTATTCAAGCTCAAGCTGTTATGTTTGCATCAGGTCTTCAACAATCCTATGTACTTATGATGGAAGAAGTTGGAACTGCTATTATTAAAATCTTACAAGATTTCGCTAAAGCTCCTCGTATTGCTGCAATCGCTGGTAAAGCAAATAAAATGGAACTTCGTGAGTTTACAAGTGATGACCTTGTAGCTATTGATCGTGTACGCGTAGGTGTAAGTAATCCTATGAGTAAGACAGTAGCTGGCCGATTAGAAATTGCAAACAATCTTTTGCAAATGGGATTAATTACTAATCCTAAGCATTATTTCACAGTTCTTCATACAGGAAACTTAGATACTATGATTGAAGGAGAAGAACAAGAACTTCTTCTTATTCGTAAAGAAAACGAATGGTTAATGGATGGTAAAGTTCCTGTAGTTACTCCTATTGATTCACATAATATCCATATCAACGAACATAAAGCTGTATTAGCTGATCCTGAGTCAAGACAAAATCCTGAGTTAGTGCAAGCAGCTCTTGATCATATTCAACAGCACATTGACGCTTTACGTAATACTGATCCTGCTTTGTTACAAATGGTTAATCAACAACCTCTTCCTCCTTTAGATCAAATGGGTGCTCAGCCACCAGAAGGTGAAATGCCTCCTGGTCCTGAAGGTATGACACAAGAACAAGCTGGAGCAGCAGAGAACAACTTAGGTACAATGCAACAGCCTTTACCAGTTGGAGTTGAACAAGCTCAAGCTATTAGTCAGCCTATGGTTCCAGAAGCTCCACAGTTCGGACCAAATGGTGAACCTCTAGATCCTAGATTATTAGGACAAGCGTAAAAAGTTGTTTACATTGTAGGAATTTAGAGATATAATGAGGGATATGGCTAAGGCTTATATTCGACCTAATGGCAGCACCCCCATTAAGAAAAAGAGTATTAAGCGTAGAGTAACTTTGAGAAAAGTTATTTTTGTAATGAGCCTTTTAATGAACATAGGGTTATTAGTACACTTTTATAAGGTAATTTAATAAATGGCTCCTCCTATCCAGTCAGATTTAGACACATCGCAGGTACTCAATAGAGTATTTGACGAACCTAATGGACGCTTAAGGGTAGATGCTAACGCCACTTTAACTACCTCTGGACAGCTAGAAGTAGTAATTGATCACACTGAAGACTCAATTAGACTAGGAGATGGCACTAGTTTCATTACTTCCACCACTTCAGGTGGTAAGGTAGCACTAGATGTTAACGTAATAGGATCATCTAACCTACAAACTACTCCATTTATAGCAAATTTATCAATGCCACTTGCAAATACTGAGTATTCTTATGCAATTCCAGCTAATACGACTATTCTTAAGTTCCGTTCTAGAGAGTCTGGACGAGTAAGATTTGCTTATATCTCAGGTGGAACCTCCTCTACTTTCTTTACTTTGTCTATGGGAGCCACCTACGAAGTACAAAACATCAATTCAGTAGGAAATACCCTTTATTTTCAGAGTAATAAGACTGGTGAAGTTATAGAAATAGAAGGTTGGAGCACTTAATCACCCTTTAACAAATATATCTGAAGCTAGACCTAGTGAAAATTAACCAAAACAGGTCTAAAAGGAGCTAAAATGAAAGATAAACTAGTATTTGACACAACTAACGCAGGAACTATTGCTGATAGTGACAGCGTAGGTGCATTTTTACGTTCCAGTGATGGAACATTACTTACCCATACTGACGTAAGTGGTAAGAAAGCTCTCGATGTAAGAGTAGCTGAAGGTATCAACGTAGAAGTTGACCTTAACTTTGCTGATGATTCAGTAACTGCACACCAAGGTGGTACATGGACGATTGACAGCATTACAAACGCTGTTACAGTAACCGCTACTGACCTTGATATTCGTGATTTAGCATTCGCTACTGACAAAGTAGACGTTTCTGGATCTGAAGTTTCTTTGGATGCTACCACTTTGGCAGCTCTTGAGAACATCACTGTAAGTGCCACTGACCTTGACATCAGAGATTTAGCGTTTGCTACCGATAAAGTTGACGTAAGCGGATCTGAAGTATCCCTTGATGCTACGACTTTAGCTGCATTAGAAAACATCACTGTATCTGCTACTGATCTTGATATCCGTGACTTGACTGCTGCTACTGATTCTGTAAGTGCCTGGACAAAAGATGGTGCTGGAACAGCAATCACCTCTACTTTAGTAAGTGGTAAGCAAGGTTTAGACGTAAATGTAATTGCTGCTAATGATGCTTCTTTGGCTAACACAGCTATCGCTGCTGCTGCTAACGCTCTTGGAACTGCTAATACTGCTGAAGATGCAGTAGCTTCTCCATTAGCTAGCCGTAAGTACCTTTGGATCTACAACAACGGTAATAAAAAGGTATTTGTTGGACAATCTGGAGTATCTGCTGCTAACGGTTTCCCAATCTCACCTGGATCTTACCTTGAAATGAGAGCTGGAGCTGCTGTTGACATTGAGTGGGTATCCGATGTTGCTGGAGTTGAAATCCGTACTTTAGAACTATCTTAATATAAACTAAATTATTAACCAAAGGGGAGAATCTTGTTGCAAAGGTTCTCCCTTTTTGCTATTATGGACTATATATGTCCAAGCTACACTTTACTGATGACGATAAACAAAAGGTAGTAGAGTTTCTCAACCTAGTGGCTACCAATGCTACGTTTGAAATGAAAACTGACGACATCATTAAGTACTTTAGAGCGTTATCCCACATGCAACAGGTTATTCTCCCTAAGATAAACGCTAATATCTTTGAAATTAAACAAGTACACGAAACTCCACCTGAAGAAAAGCCATTAAAGGCTAAGAAAGGTAGTTAATCTTGTTATTTCCATTAGACGGACCATCAGTACAGTCCAAAATATCACTAACTACAACCGAAATTGAAGCTAAGGTCGGAGCATCTACGTATGATGATCGTAAAGTTATTACTATTCAGCCTGTAAACGGCACTATCAGAATGACATTCCAACAAGGAACCGATGGTTTCTATTTATTCCAAGGTGGGATGTATAGCTATGAAGCATCTGCCAGTCAAAAAGTATATATAAAAACCGATACTGGTACTGTAGACGTAATTATTTCGGAGAGATCATAATGTCAGGAAGAGACAATTTCTATGTTCCAGAAAGTAGTGGAACTGGAGCTAGTCCTGGGTTTTCTTTTGGACGTAGCGGTAACGTCTCTTCTGGTGCATATCTATTAAATGAAAGTGTTCCTTCTAACGTAACTGGTCGTCCTATTGATCTGTCTAATGGACGTATTACACAGGTTAGTATCTCTAACGAAAGTTCTGCCACATTTACTATTGAGCTAGAAGAACATAATGGAGTCACTTTTACCTCCCTAGGAACTTTTTCTTTATCTGCTGAAAGATCAAAAGATTTTTCCTCTTTAAATATATCGTTGTCTGCTGGAAAAGAAATGTCTGCTAAGGTGTCTTCTGGATCAGGAAAAAATATCATTGTTACAGTTTACGTAAAGGGAGACGCGGTATAATATGGCTAAGACAGTTAGGAATACTACTGCATCTCCAGTGATAATTACTGATCTAGGACTTACTATATCAGCGTCCTCTACGTACACAGTACCTCCACAAGAGTATTCACTGTGGGCAGCATCCGTAAACTTAGAGACTCTTATACAAAATAATACCTTAGTAGTAAACGATGGATATGGAGATTTAGATCCTACAACTGGACTAAAACATATAAGACAAGAAGGGGTCCCAAGAGATACTTCCTTATTAACTACTGTAGAGTTACTTACGGTAGCCAATTCTACTGTAAGTTTGACCGCTTCTTCTACCTTAGTATACATACTTTCTGGAACAGTGTCAGGACAAATTATAAAATTACCAAGTGCTCAAACTATTACTAGGGGCCACAGATTTCAATTCTGGAATAAATCTAATACTGTAGTAAGTATACGAGACTTTGGAAATAATATTCTAGTGACTTTAAATCCTAATAGAAGAGTCGAGCTTATACTAGAAAGTTCAGCTACTACAAACGGTGTCTGGACCTCAGACTCAAGCATTTTTACTGGAGTAGCCGATACTCAATCTAGATTCTGTACATCTTGCGGATTTGATGGTAATGCTTCCACTGGGCGATACCTAGAATTTAGTTCTAACGTAGATTCTAACCAATCAGGATTTTTAATTCCAAGAAATCTACTATTAAAAGAATTATCCTTAACAGTACAGGCAAACAGCACAATAACATTTGGTGTGTATAAGTTTGTAAGTGGCGTAGAAACATTACTAACTAGTATTTCCACTACTGCTTCTAGAGCACGTTATATAACTGACTTAAATATAGCTCTAAATGCTGGAGAAGAAGTACGCGTAAAATGTACTTCTGGATCTGCATCCAGACCTGTATTTTTTATGTTCATGGTATACACATAAGGAAATAATAATATGGCTAAATATATAAAAAATAATGATTCTGTTAGTAGAACATGGTGCGGAATGGAAGTAGTAGCTGGAGCATACTACCTTATACAAAGCTCTGAGCAATTTAGATGGGCTAACGACTCTTCCGTATTTGATTCTATAGCCGATGATACTCTTATCGTATCTAAAACTAATGATTCTAGTGGTCATATTACCGATCATTCTGATGCCTTAAACTACTTAAAGGATGAATCAGTTGAAATTGATGATCAAGGTAGACAGATTATACGTACAGCAGCAGCATCTAAAGGATGGACCTATCTAGCTGATTCAATGGAAATAGAGACCTCTAACTTAACAGGTCTTTATGCAAAAGACTATTTGGGTAATAACAACTCAGCCATTACTGTAAAATTCTACGATGCTAGTGGAACAGAACTAACTACTCAAGGAACTATAGATACCGACTGTGTGAAGACTGAGATGCTATTTAAGCCTTCTTATGACTATGAAGTAGTAGGTGGAAATATTCATCACGGTAATACTCCCTCTTCTGATGTACGAATGTGGGTAGTAGGTGGACTTATTGAGCTAGGTGGAGCTTATGTTAAAGAAATGGTACGTGGCATGAATCTTAAGAATTTAGGAACTGATGACCATATTGAAACTGATGGTCGAGCTGCTAAATATATGAAAAAAGATATCTCTGGAGTACCTTACCAAGGTAATCAACTTAAATTTATCTTCAAACATGACGCAGGATTTAAACATAAGGTCATGATAGTACTGGAGTATTTCAGAGCTTAGGTAACAAATATAGAAAAGGAATCCTATTTGTAAGGACGGACTAGATCCTATCTTTAACAAACGGATATAGAATAAAATGACACAAGAAAACAACTCACAACCAGGTAATTCACTCGAACAAGCAGCAGCCGACGCTATTAGCGAAGGTTCTCAAGAAGTCAGTGCTGAAGAAGGCTCAGAAGAGTCCTCTGAAGGACAGGTAATTGAAGCTGGATCTGAAGAAGGTTCTGAAGAATCATCTGAAGGCTCACTATCTAAAGACTTTGAAGATGGTATCAACGAAGCTAGTGGTAAAAAAGAAGCTAAAGACTCTAAAGAAGACAAAAAAGAAGTCAAAAAAGCTGATAAAGCTGCTGATAAAGTCGGAGCTAAAAAAGTAGCTGCTGACAAGTATACTATTAAAGTAGACGGAGAGACTCTAGAGCTTTCTAAAGAAGAAATGATCCGATATGCTCAAATGGGTAAGTCTGGTCAAAAGAAAATGCAAGAAGCTGCTGAGCTACAAAAGCGTGTAAACACGTTTATTGAGCTTTTAAAGTCTGATCCTGCGGCTATTTTGTCTGACCCATCAATCGGTATTGACCCAGTTAAATTCGCTCAGGAAGTCTTAGCTAAGCAATTAGAAGAAGAGTCTAAATCACCTGAACAACGTGAACAAGAGCAGTTAAAAGCTGAATTAGAAGCATTACGTAAAGAAAAGCAAACTGCTGAAGAGCGTCGTAAACAAGAAGCTCAAGAACAAAAGATGAAACAGTATGAAAATGAGATCTCTGATAAGATCATCAAGATCATGGAAGTCGGTAAATTACCTAATACTCCACGATACTTACGTACTGTAGCAGATATCATGCTTACTGCTGTTGAGAATAACTTGAACATTACCCCTGAAGCTGCGGCTAGAATTGCTAGAGACGAAGTTATCAGTGATAACAAGAAGTTATACGAAAATATGTCAGATGAAGAGCTAGAAGACTTTTTAGGACAAGAAGTTATCAAGCGTGTACGTAAGAACTCCATTAAAAAGGTAGTTCCAGCTAAAGTAGCTCCTCAAGTTAAGACTGCTTCTACTGGAGAAACTACTCCTAAAGTAGAGCAAGCTCCACAAAAGAAGTCCCTAAAAGACTTCCAAAAGTTTTGGTAAGAACCCTGGGTCTATAATCTCAACAGGTTATAGGCCCTAGTTTTAACAAATATAGAAGAGTAAAGTATTGCTCTGTGAGACCCTATAGTATCGTAACAGACCTACAGGCATCAATAGCGGCCTAGCTAATACAACTCAAAACAACCCAACCCTAAACAATAACCAATAACTAATTAAAAATATTACGAAATTATACGTAATACAAAGAAAAGAGAAATAAAATGGCTGCTATTCCAAATACAGTTACTAGTTTGAACGGATTGTTCAAAACAGTTTACGGTGATTCAGTTGAAAATTTAATCCCAGATGGCGTTACGCTTTTGAACATGGTTCCTATGATCCCTGCTGCTCAACGTCTTGGTAAAGACTTCCGTTTCCCTGTTATCGTTGCTCAAGAGCATGGTTTCAGTTACGGTGGTACTCAAGGTGAAGCGTTTCAATTAGCTGATCCTATCGCAGGACAAGTTCGTGAAGCTCTTGTTGAGTCCTATGAGTTCGTTCTTCGTACTTCGATCTCAGTTGGTGCTGTTTCGCGCTCTATCAATGATAAAGCTGCTTTTGAACGCGCTACCAAGCTCGTTGTTGCTAACATGGTTCGTTCTTTCGCTAAGCGTATGGAAGCTATCATGTTCTACGGTCAAAAAAATATCGGTGAAGTTTCTGCTGTTGCAGGTGCTGTTATTGACATCAGTGCTGCTTCTTGGGCTGCTGGTCTCTGGAGTGGTGCAGTTAACATGGAAATCGACATTTTCGACTTGACTGGTGCTACTAAGCGTGGAACTTTCAAACTTTCCGCTATCAACATCGAAACTCGTCAATTAACAACCTCTTCCACACCTAACTTTGCTGTTGCTGGCGTAGTTGCTACCGACGTTATCGTTCACAAAGGTGCTGGATTGAATGCTTCTTTGACCATCGAACCTTCTTTAGAGTTCGCAGGTCTTCAAAGAATCATGGAAAATACCGCTAGTTTGTTCGGTATCAACGCTTCTACGTATGACCTCTGGAAAGCTACTCAGTACTCTGCTGGAGCTGCTGATCTTTCTTTCTTGAAGATTCAAAAAGCAATCGCTTTGGCTGTTGCTAAAGGTCTTGATGAAGACGTTCTTTGCTTGGTATCTCCTGCTACCTGGGCAAAACTCTTGAGCGATCAAGCTGCTATGCGCATGTATGACGATAGCTACAAAACCGAAATGACTGAGAACGGATCTAAAGCGATCAAGTTCTATGGCCAAAACGGTGCTATCGAAATCCAAAGCTGCACATACGTTAAAGAATCATTAGCTTTCTTGTTCCCTAAGAAAGATGCTCTTCTTCGCGTAGGTTCTACGGATGTTACCTTTAAGCGTCCTGGTTACGCTGATGAGTTCTTCCGTGAATTAGATGATGCTAACGGATATGAGCTTCGCGCTTATGCTGATCAAGCTTTGATGTCTCCTTGCCCGTCCAAATTATTACTAATTAACCAAATAGTTAACACGTAAGTCATTGTAATAATAAGGTTTTTGGCTCTTTCCTTAAAAAAGAGCCTTTTTTCTTGCTTTATATGCCCAAATGAGTTACTATAAATTCATGTATAAAAATTGTTACGTATGTAAACAACAAAAATCTCTAGATAACTTCGGTAAACGAAAGAACGGTTTACGTTCTGAATGTAAAGAATGTTCTAGAGAATTATCCAAAGCTTACGTAGAAAAAAATAAAGAAAAAGTTCTAGAAAAAGCGAGAATACATTCAAAAGCCTATGCAGCCACACATAAAGAAGAGCGCAAAGCCTATAATAAACAGTGGAGAGAAGCAAATAAAGAATATCTATCTTACAAAAATAAACAGTGGAGAGAAAATAACAAAGAGTATGCTTCAGAAAAAATGAAAGAATGGCACCAAGCTAATAGAGAAGTTTCTCTTCAAAAAATGAGAGAACGAAGAGAAAAAAATAAAGATAGGTATAACGAAACTCAGAGAAAATATAATCAAAACAATAAAGAACTTTTAAAAGAGAAAAGAAAAGCGAATTACGAAAAAGACAAACAAAAATACTTTGCTAGGGCCACTAAATATAAAAAAGAAAGAGCTAAAGTAGATCCTGCGTTTAGAATATCATTGTCTTTAAGGGCCAGACTAAATACTGCCGTTCGTAATAACTACAAAGCTGGTTCCGCTATATCAGACCTAGGATGCTCTGTTGAAGAGTTAAAAGTATACTTAGAATCTAAGTTTCAGCCTGGTATGAGCTGGGATAACTATGGTAAAAAAGGCTGGCACATTGACCATATAAGGGCATTGGCTAATTTTGACCTAACTGACAGAGAACAAGTAAAAGAAGCTTGTCATTATACGAACCTACAGCCTATGTGGGCTTTAGAGAACATTCTAAAAAGTAATAAGAATTGAACATAGGCCGTTTTTGTGTTAAAATAAGAACACAATGTCTAAAAAAGAGTACCCTTTGAATGATGCTATTGTGGAATATATCTGTACTCATTACAAAGACGCTCTATTAGAAGTAGCTGGTAAGTTTATCGAGACTGGAGTACCTCCAGATATCAAACTAGTCCAAGAAAACGGCACTTTATACCTAGAAATCACATTTAAGGATACCTTATGAACCAATTAAAACGATGGCTAATGTTTTTCTTTATAGGACTACCAGTGCAAATTATAGTTTACATTTTGTACCCTTTTGTATCATTATACTTTACATTTTTCATTAAAAAGAAAACTTGGGAACACATAGGAGCTAAGCCTTTTAGGATTTTAGAGTCAAAAGGTATCGAATTAGAAGATTTACTTAAGGTAAGACCTACTATTCGTGATATGGCTTTCTTAGATAACGATGATACCCACGCTGCTATTACCCATTCATCCCTTTGGGGTATGGAAAAGTATCAAGACCTAGCTGGATTTGGCCTAGAGTCACTAGTCCGTGATAATGGGGCTATAAAAAGACGTTATCCTATTGATCAAGAGTATCTTCCAGCATCAGGAGACTGTCTAGCTAGCTTTAATTACGCAATGGTCATGTCTAACTACCTAATTCCAAGCCTCGCTGAGAAGGTAGCAGATCATTATACAAAGAATTGCTTTGGTATGGAGCATTATAATGGCAAAGTCTCAGCTCGTAGCTCTAATAGTGGAGTAAATTTGGTATTTGATGGCTACAAAGGTCTTAATTTCCCTGCATTTGGCCCACAGTACTACACAACAGCAGCTACACTTGCTATGGGAGCTAGACTTTCTACTACAAAACTCAAAAGAGCTATGTATTCAGTAGCTTATTACGCTCATTTTGTACTAATGGGAGGCTGGTTATGGTGGAAAGATCCAATTCTTCACTCTAAAACCGACTTACTTTACTATACTCACCACGTAACTGCTATGAACCTAGCAGTATTGGTGAAGCTGGGCTATCAAAAGAGCCTACACCAGTACGCATTTAGACGTATTTCTAAAGACCTATCACCTCATGGTAACTGTAATCCCTTCTTATACGCTCTAGGATTTGATATAGGAGCACTTAATTCACAAGAAGACTACCAGTTAGCTAAGCACACATTACTCAACATAAGCAATCCTACACCGTTTATGTGGCAAAGGGAGCCTCTAACCAATGAACAATATACTAACCCTCCTCCAGAAGCTACTCAAGACCCTGTTCAGCTCGCATTTGTCGCAGAACTCCTCCTCAGAAACAAATAAAGAAGAGGAAATAATGAATAAAAACAGTCCCCTTACCCTAGAAGCTCTACTAACCTCTAGTAACAGGTATCCTGATAGGGCAAAGCACCCTGATTGTACCGATGAAATCAAGAAAAACGGTGCTTTATTAGTAGAAAAAGTAAATTTATTACTAAATGACTTAGGTATTGAGAAGGTAGACGTTACTAGCGGATTTAGAACAGCCTCATCTAATGCTAAAGTAGCTAATGCAGCTAAGAAAAGCCTACACATGCGAGGTTTAGCTCTGGACTGCCTTGATAACAAAGAACAATCACTAGCTAAATTGGTAGATAGTCGTCCCGATTTACTTAAAAAATATGATTTGTGGTTAGAAAACCCAGATTTCACTAAAGGTAAGAATACAAACTGGGTACATTTAGACATGGGTGTTAGAACTGATAGGCCAAGTAGAAAGTTTAATCCATAATATGTACATGGGAGGAGCTATGGTAAAACTAGCTTCTGGAAACTGGGTAATTGTGTTCTATGGTACTGTAATGTCTGTGGAAAATTACCTAGATATGCTTAAAAATAGTGAAATTGATCAAGAAGTGTGCTAATATAACAAATATTACTTGAAAGCGTAGGGAAAATGAACTATGAGTGTTATAGTTACAGTTAGTGGCATTGAATTTACTATTCCAGAGACAGGTGAGAGAGCCGTAGAAGGTGCATCTAACTGGGGTGATGATACAACCGAATGGATTGTTACAATATCTGATGCAATGTCAGGATTAGTAGGTCCAGGTGATATCGCTTTAAAAACTAATATCAATCTTGTAAACAATCAGGCAGTCGCAGCTAACGTATTTGGTATGAAATTTGAAAATACAGTTACCAGATCTGCTGTTCTTGAATGCTCTATCTACAGAGTGACTTCATTAGAAGAACTCTCTGAGATTACTACGCTTTATGTTACATATTATTCTAACTCGAATACCTGGGCTATTTCCAATGCAGGAGCAGGTACTTCAGGAATCAACTTCACTATTACCCCTGCTGGACAAGTACAATATACAAGCACTAATATGAGTGGCACTGGTTATTCAGGTAAACTCGCATTTAGAGCTAGAAGTTATAGACCATAAAAAATAAACCAGGACAATGAAAGGCAAATAAAATGGCAGACAACAGTTTTCGCGTAAAAAAGTCACTTAACATCGAACCTAAAGCATCCCCCACCCTTAACGAACAAGGGGACGTAGGATACGATACAGCCGATGATAAATTAAAAGTACGAGGTAGCTCGACCACTGATTCAGTAGTAACTGAAGCTAAGTCACAACCTCTTACAAACAAAACCATTGACGCAGATCAAAATACCATTACAAATATCGAGAACGCTGATATTAAAGCGGCTGCTGGCATTGAATATAGTAAATTAGACTTAGCTGATAGCATTGTTAATGCTGACGTTGCTACTGGTGCTGCTATTGCAGTAGATAAACTAGCTGCTTTAACTGCTAGTAAGGCGTTACAAAGTAATGCTTCAGGAGTAATCGAAGCTTCTACCGTAACTAATACCGAATTAGGATATGTTTCTGGTGTTACATCCAGTATTCAAACACAATTAAATAATAAACAGGCTACTGGAGATTATGTTACCGCTTTAACTGGCGATGTAACAGCTACTGGTCCTGGAAGCGTTGCTGCTACTATCGCTAATGACGCGGTAACTAACGCTAAACTTGCTAACATGTCTACTCAGACCATTAAAGGTCGTACAACTGCTGGTAGCGGTGATCCTGAAGATTTAAGTGCTTCACAAGCTACCGCAATTCTTGATAACATGGTAGGTGACTCTGGTTCAGGAGGTACTAAAGGATTAGTACCTGCTCCTGCTGCTGGTGATGCTGCTGCTAATAAATTTTTAAAAGCTGACGGTACATGGGCTACTTCTGGAGCTACCATTACTGTAAAAGATGAAAACGTCAACGTAGATACTGCGGTAACTACGCTTAATTTCACTGGAGCTGGAGTAGTCGCTACTCAAACCTCCCCTGGAATAGTCGAAGTGGCTATTGCTGGTGGTGGAGGCGGTGGTGGAACAGGTGGAGCAGATGATAATTATTTGCTAGACCAGTTAGACCAAGACGAACTCGACATTATTACTGCTGAGTCTGTAAACGCTATTCGTGATGACTTCGGAGATTCTGAAAAAGGTACTAAGACTAATACGGTACAGGCTTTGAGCACACTAGCACTTGCTACTGGACAAAACTCTGGTAGCTATGAGCGTATTCGTGAGACTTCTACTGTAGTAGGAGCTGCTCGCGGTATTGCTAGACTTCAAGTACAGGCTTTAGCTCCTGACAATAGTGGATTAAGCTCTAACGTATTCACCTTTAGTGGTGATGTTAGCTCGTATTTCTCTGCTGGTAATACAAAAGTACTTATTTGTAAGAAAATTACTACTGACGGTAACACAGCTCACGTATTCTTACGTGAAACTGACGATAAAATTGCTCGTTTGACTGCTAGCGCAGTATCTTATAACTCAGGTACTAATAAAACTGATGTAACCATATCTAACGGTGGAGCTTTAGACCTTGATTTAGACCTAACAGGATCTGAATACGCTGAAAAACTACGAGTCATCCCTATGACTCACGATTTCCAAGTGAAATCTAGAGCACTTTCTAGTTATGAAACTGCTGATATCGCTGATGCTCATGGATCAACTACTGTAAGTATCCCAGGTCAAGCTGCCTTCTTAGAAGCAATTAACTTTACTGGAACAGTTTTGCATCATGATGTTAGATTTAGTCCAAATGGTACATATGCAGTTGCTCATATTGCAGAGCAAGTTTCTGGAAACGTACAATGGAGATATTACGGATCTTCAAATAAAGGTGTAACTTGGACGTTGTTGGGAAGTAAAGCATATAACTCTACTTCTAATGAACAGTTTAACTTTGTTTGGTCTCTTGCTCATAAAGAGCAAACTATTGTTGCCGATAATGGAAAATGGTTTGGGTGTTACGCTTATTACAACGGATCTAACCATGATGTAAAAGGTGTATATGGGGATTTGACGCTGTCCAATTTCCTTGATTCAGCAGCGCAATCTGGAGGAAATCCCGGTGGAGCACTAGGAACTATTGGCTCTGGAAATGTGTCTGTTACTGGTTCGGAAGATTATTGTTGGGCCGTAGCCGGAGACCAAACTGACTTAAGTATGGTAGCTGCTTACATACAACAAAACGGTGCCGATTATCATACAATCGTGTATTCAAATGGCGGTGCTGCGCATTTCGCTACAAAAATAACTACAATGAGTGGTGGTGGGCTAGAGAAGGGCCATGCAATTATGACTGGTTCTTCTGGTTCTAGAAGACTTTGGTTAACTGCTTATTATACTGCTGGACCAACAGCTAACATTGGTTATCTATCAGAGTCTGAAAATTTCCAGACACTAAGAAACGCTGTAGGGTCTGCAGGTGCTACTAATATTGCCAACGCAAATTTACCAGACGTTGCACTTCATAATAATAAGTTAATAATTATTTCTAGTGCCAGTAACGTAAATTACTATTACTATATAGATAACGCTACTACCGGAACGCCAACAGGCTTGAGTACACAGAAGCAAATATGCCCATTTGGAATAAATAATGATTATTATCTAGGCGCTCCTAGTTCCACTAGTGCTAATTTCGTAAGACATGCAAATAATCGTATTTATCTAAACAATGATCGTTTGGTTTATGCTACTGATTATTACCACGCTGACGGTGTTCGCAGAACACACGTTAATGAAATCAGAGATATTACTAGCTATCAGGGTGCTCATATAAACCAAAACTCTGCTAACTATAATCAACAATTTAGACATGCGACTACCACTACTAAAATATGCCAAACATTTTTAGCTAGTACTTCTAGAGTTAGAACTATAGCGTTAGCTGCATTACAGTTAGGCACTATTCCAACAGGACATACAATTACTTGCGAGATTCAAACGCTCACTAATCCAGCATCTTCTACAAGTGCTCCAACTGGAACCGTAGTTTCTACTGCTATCGCTACATTAGACCCAAGAAGCATAACTAAAAATAGTTCACAAATGGTATTTTTCTCGTTCGATTCTCCAGCACTTACCAATGGTAACTATTATGCTATCGTTTTGTCTGGAACAGCTACAATAAGCGGTACGAATTACATAGCTTTCACCGCTAGTAATGCTAATCCTTATGCAAATGGTAGCATTGGTCTTTATAACGGTTCCGTATGGGATATGGCATCCGTAGCTGCTGGAGATTTGCGTTTCCAAGTCTACGGTGATTGGATCTATGACCTATCTCACGAAACTCGTAGTGAATCACAAGAGTACGGTAAGCAAATCTGGAACCAAGAAGCTACCCTAGCTGCTGTTGACAGTTCTACATTAAGAATGGCTCATAGACGAGCGTTGAACGATCTTGATGTTCAACGTGCTAAGTCTGGACACGTTTGGAGTAGTTTGATTACTCTTGGGTCTTCTGGAGCGGCTTCTACTTACACAACTCCTGCTCAGATAGGTAGACAATCTAATGCTTATGACAAGAACTTAGTATTCTCAGTTATTCCAGGTGTAAATGCTTCAGGTCGTGTAGATAGAACTACTGGAGTAGTTACTGCTGATAGTTTAGCCGAAGTTAGGGGTGGATTGAGAGATATGAGCGTAAGTTCGTATAGCAACATCACATCGGCTGATTATGTAGCCGAGGCTAATTTTCAAAGCGGAATTGGTTTGGATCTTGATGGATCGTCAGAGTACGTAACTTACGACAACGCACAATCGCATCAACTCAATAGTGCTTATCCTTTTTGCGTAGAAGCAGAGTTTATAGTTTCTACTCTAAGTGGAACAAGAACTATCGTATCAACTTATAACGACACGGTAACGACAGGTGGTTGGGCATTAAGTATCAATGATAACGGAGTAGCAGGTAATATTGCCTTCAACATTGTGAATAATGCCTCTACTTCTATCAACAGATCGGCAAGCGGTACGATAGCAATTAACACTAGATACTGCGCTAGAGCGACCTACGCTGGAGATGGATCGGCTCCAAGAATTTTCCTAAGCACAACTGGATGGGATGGAACCTTCAATGAAGTTTCTTATGTTGGAGGAACGCAAGCACCGTTTACATTCTCTACTAATACTACAGGACCATTAAAAATAGGAGCGGCTCAATCAAACAACTCATACGTCAATTTTTTCAGTGGAAAAATAGGCTACGTTAAATTCGCTCAAGGATCTTCTACTTTTGCTTACGCTGGAGCAAAAGATCAAAGAGCTATGGTAGGATTAGTCAATACTGGAACTAAAGTATTCGCTGAAACAAAAGGTGGTAACATGTCCAACGCTGATATGAACCAAACCTACGATGAGTTCGGTATGATTGATCCTAATGGCTCTTCAAACGCTATAGTAGATTCTAATGACATCTACTTAATGTTTGACCACACTATTGCTGGTACTAAAGGTCAGGTAAACTACCTTAAAGTAAACATGGCAAGAGCTAGTGGTACTGACGTAGGTGCTATTAAAGGACTGAACTTCAAATTCTCAAAGTAACCCACTAGTTTAGACGATGTGGTGCCAGCCCTAGTGGACGAAAGTCTGCTGGGGCTGTTGCTTTTGTATTTGACAGTTTACAGTAGCTAGTTTAGTATAAACTCATGATTAAGTACTCAGATAACTCCGCAGGTTCTATATTTAACCCTCAGTCTACTAGACTTTATAAAGTAAAATTTGCTGAAAAAGAACTACTAGTACGTGCTGCTGATTTAAGTCAAGCAGAGTATGAGTACGGAGGTATTGAGAGTATTGAGCGTGTAGACGCTGAGCTATTCACTCCAGCACAACATACTATTATCTACACAACTTCAGGTGGCACAGAGCTTGCTCAAAACCCTATAACTGAAGAGTGGAGAAAAGGACCTAACTGGACATGAGTATACTAAAGCGTAACTATTACGGCCTAGATTTGTCTAAGATCAACGAGAAGTTCACAGGAGACCTTACTTACCTTGGAGATATAAGTACCAAGGAAGGTGCCTTTACACGCGTTTATTCGGTATTTAAAGCTGCTAATCCTGACCGTAGCCAGGGCCATAAAGAATACATGATGATTTACCATGATGCTGTTAGTACGAAGTACTTTGTAACTGGTAGAGAAGAAAATCAGTTAGGTAGCCTTGCTAAAATGGAAGGCATAAAGTGTTTAGAGTGCGGTGAAGTACTAGTCAGTCTAGACAGACACGATTATCAATCTTGTAACTGTGAAAACAGTGCCTCAATAGACGGTGGAAGAGATTACATTAAGCGTGGAGCTAAAGACCTATCTAAAGTAGCTTTTGTAGAGATTAATTTACTAACAGGCGAGGTATCAGATGTTAAACAGCCATGAGTTTGAATTTAGTTTCATCACTAATACGGAGAACTATAAGGAATTACAAGAACAAATCCGTGGTATTGCTATTGAAGGGGCTATCGAGCTATTTAAACAGAATAATATACCTACTGAAGGTAAAGAAGTAGATATTAAAGCTAATATTATCTCAAAGAAGTATCTAGATGACGGTGAATATGAATACATAGTTTCCGTAGAACTATCTAATATTACTGAAGAAGCTGAATTTACTGAATAGATACTCGAATACTTACCAGTATATTACCAAAACGGTAATTTACTAACAAATATATGTAGCTATGGCTACTGTATCAATTATCTTCTCTACTCAAAAAGCCAAGCTATCCCTTAGCACCCTCATACGCCTAGTAGAGCGTACTCCTTATTCCCATGTCTGTATTAAAGTACATTCTGATAAGCTAGACCGATCCCTGATATACCAGGCTAATGGCCACGGTGTATGGTTTATAGGTGAACCAGCATTCCTGGCTACTAATAATATCATAGACGAGTTTACTTTTGAAGTAACCGAAGAACAAAAACTAAGTTTACTACGTTTTGCCATAGACAACTCTGGCAAGTCGTATGGCTTTTTACATCTATTAGGTATAGGATTTCAGTACTTAACTAAGCTATTAGGTAAAAGATGCCCTAATCCCTTTAAAGATGGTTCGCAGAGCTATATATGCGTAGAATTAGTAGCAGAAGCCCTAGATATTGGTAGTCCTTGTAAACGAGAAGAGATGGGGCTAAAAGACCTACATGATTTATTACAGGAGAAACAACATGCCAATTAAATCAAAAGCCCAACAAAGACTGATGTACGCCAGCCTTAAATCAGATACTGGAGTGCCTAAGAAGGTAGCTAAAGAAATGATCAAAGCTACCCCTACTGCTAGCTTCGCTAAATTAAAAGAATACGTTAAAAAGAAGAAGAAATAGTATATGAACTGGGAAAAGATAAAAACTTGGCTACTTAAAATGAACTCTGATGGCTTCCCTATGCCTATGTTAAAGGACCCTAAGACTGGTAAAGGTAGTGTAACCCTTACTATGATGTGGATCTCTTTTAACGTATCTATACTAGCTTTAGCTGGTAAAGTGACTAATTTACTAGGTGGAGTAGACTATTCCGATACCTTATGGTTACTGGGACTTACCTCTAGCTTGTACCTAGGCAGAAAGATTCAGAAAAACGGTAAGGATTTTACCATAGATCAAGAAGATAAGCAATAACAAATATTATCAGCAATAAATAACCTAGGGAATTAGCCCTATTTTAGTTTATAGAGGGATAATAAATGGCTGAACACGATTTAGATTTTCAACAAGTTTTACAGAAAGCCTTTGATCCTGCTAGTGAGGGGCTAAAAGTAGCTCCTGCGGCTGGATTACTAAACTTTGATTATGATTATGTAGCTATGGCACTGTCTTCTGGAGACACTGTAGAGACCTTTACCTTTAAATCAGGTGGAGCATCAGGAACAGTAACAGGAACCATAGTAATTACTTATACAGACAACACCAGAAACGTAATGGTTTCTGCTGAAAGGACATAATTTTTGTGGGCTGGAAATTTAACCCATTTACCAACCAGTTCGATGCTGTAAATGCTCCTAGTGGACCTGGTTCGTCTTCAAACTGGCAAGCTCCTGTAGCCAATAGAGGTTCTTTACCTCTAGTTGGTAACGCAGTAGGTGATGTCAGAGTAGCATTAGACACCGCTACGGCTTATATATGGACAGGTTCTGTATGGCAAGCTATTTCTGGTGATATAATCACTGAGAAGAAAACATTAACTGGAACAGACATAACTAATAAGTATGTAACATTAACCCAAAACCCTCTAACTCCTGCAATGGCTAGACTAATAGTTATTGAAGGAGTGGAGCAAAACTATGGAACAGATTTTACTGTTTCAGGAAATCAACTGTCTTGGTCTACTTTAGGACTTGACGGTGTTCTTGAAATAGGAGATAATCTTGTAATCATTTACGATATTTAAAAAAAGAAAGATAAAAGGGAGAACAAAAAACAATGAGCCAAATTAAATCAAAATTTATTAAGGACCTAGCGGTAACTAACGCTAAGATCGCAACAGGTATTGACGCAGCTAAATTAGCTGATGGATCAGTATCTAACGCAGAGTTTCAACACTTAGGTGGAGTTACATCTGACATTCAAACTCAATTAAATGCTAAACAGAATACATCTGAAAAAGGTGCCGCTAACGGTTACGCTAGTTTGGACGGTTCTGGTAAAGTTCCTGTTTCACAACTCCCTAACGCTATCATGGAATACCAAGGTACTTGGGATGCTTCTACGAACACCCCAGCACTTGCTGATGGTTCTGGTAGCCCAGGAGACGTATACCGAGTTACTGTTGCTGGTACACAATTTACCCCTTCTATCGCATTTGACGTAGGTGACTACGCTATCTATAACGGTACTAAGTGGGAAAAAGCTGACATGACTGATGCTGTTGCATCTGTTAACGGCTTGACTGGTGTTGTTGTATTAGATTCAGATGATATCGCTGAAGGTTCTACTAACCTTTATTTCAGTGACGAACGCGCTCAAGATGCTGTTGGTAACAACCTCCTTGATACTGCTTCTGTAGATCTTACCTATAACGACGGTACTGGACAAATCAGTGCTGCTGTTCTTCCTGCTGGTGTTGACCATGATCAATTACAAAACTTCGTAGCTAACGAGCACGTAGATCACTCTGCTGTTAGTATCAATACTGCTGCTAACTCAGGTTTGGCTGGTGGTGGAGACATTACTGCTTCTCGTAGTTTGTCTTTAGATCCTACTAACGCTCCTGCTGGTACTGTTGCTTCTGGTGACTTGATCCTCGCTGCTGATATTTCAAACGCTAACGCTCTTATCAAAGTTACTGCTCAATCTATTGCTAACTTAGCTGCTGCTAGCTTAGTAGGTGCTGACGGTATCACGATCTCTGGAAACGATGTTTCTGTTGACCATGACGGTGAAGGTCTTCAGTTTGTTACTAACCAACTCGCTCTTGAATTAGACGGTTCTACTCTTTCTAAGAGTGCTTCTGGTCTTAAAGTAGCTGCTGGTGGTATCACAAATACTGAAGTAAACGCTGCTGCCGCTATTGCTTATAGCAAATTAGCATTGACTGATAGCATTGTAAACGCAGACATTAACTCTGCTGCTGCAATCGCATACAGCAAATTGGCTCTTTCTAACAGCATTGTTGCTGGAGATTTGACTGCTAACGCTGTAACTACTGCTAAAATTGCTAACGACGCTGTTGACAAAGATAAAATTGCTGCTGACGTTGCTGGAAACGGTCTTGCTCAAAACGTAGACGGTTCTCTTGAGATTGCTTTGGCTGCTGCTGGTGGCTTAGAGATTGTTGCTGACGAATTAAAAGCTAAAGTTGACGCTGCTACCATTAAAATCAATGGTTCTAACCAACTTGAAGCTCTTAAAGTAAACGAAGCTCAATTCACATTGGTAGCTGGTGACATCACCAACCAATACGTTGATCTTTCTCACGTTGCTCACTCTGCTGCTTCTATCCAAGTTATTCCTGACGGTGGTCTTCCACAACTTCGTGGTGTTGACTTCACTGTTAGCTTAACTGGTGGTGCTGGTGGTAACACTCGTATTACTTTCGCTGGTGACTTGGCTACTGGTGGAGCTGCTGAATTAGTAGCTACCGACATCTTAGTAGTTCGTTACTCGCACTTATAAAGAACTAAGGTCTGGGGGGAGTTAATCTCCCCTCACACTTTACCCTACCGAATATAATTCGATGATAAAAAGAGGTATAGAGTGTCAAGAATAAAACAAAAATTTATAAAATGGGGAACTGGTACGGACGATGTTAACGCACGTAACATGCCATCCAATTTTACTGCTTCAAACTACACACCTGCTCAAGTAGGTAGTGAAGGTAGTGACAAAGTATCAAGTCACTTAAAAGGTATTGATACAGCCCTAGGTTCTATTACAGGAACTAACGGAGATATTGCACATACAAGCTTTACTGCTGCTGATAACCAAGCTAGCCCAGCTAATATAACTGGATTTGCTTTTGCTAACGGTACTGTAAGGTCGTTTAAAGCCCTAGTATCTATTATTAGAGGCTCTACCTATGAAGTACGTGAAGTAATGGGTATACAGAAAGCTGCTAGCTGGACGTTTGCTGAGACTAAGAACGGAGATAACACTGGTGTTGAATTTTCAATGACAACTGGTGGTCAAATGCAGTATACTAGTACGAATACTGGTAATACAGCTACAATTAAGTTTAGGGCTATAGTGACCCAGGTATAATAGGAGCATAAAATGAGTAACTTTAACGATCTAGACATGAACCAAATCATTAAAAAGATGATTGACCCTGAGACATTAACTCTCAAGGTACTTCCTCAAATGCAAGGAGACATTCAGATCGAATTAAGTGCTCAAGATGGAGACTCTGTATCTGTTCGTCCTATCTGTGGAGCAGTAGTAGTACTGGAGCCTAATGAAGTAATGGACGTAGCACACGCTAGAAGCCTATTTATAAGCTCTGTAAGCCCAATGGCTCGTATTTTAGCTAGTATAGATCAAGAAACATGGCATGAAATAGCTGCCAATGTAGCTCATTTAAACGTAGATAACGCGGCCTTTATGTTTTTAAAGGTAGAAGCTAGTAATTCAGTAAAGGTTTTGGCTAAGGGGTAATATATGGACGGTAATTACAAGACAGTATATCCTGAAAAGAAGAAATGGCCTACTGAAGAACAGCAAAAACGTGCTGAACAGTTTGAAAAGGGTTTTAATAAGAAGCCAGAAATGCCTGGTATGTTTGAGAAGCTAAAAGAGTTGTTCCGAAAGAAAGAACAAAAGTAATGGCTAAACTTTCCCTAAACAAGAGCAATAAGTCCTTAGTACAGCCTAAAGCTGTTTTAGAGCCTATTGTTATTGAAAAAGAAGTCATTAAAGAGGTAATTAAGGAAGTCAGAGTAGAAATACCTGTAATCCAGACTGTTACCGTTGAGAAGATAGTAGAAAAGATCGTCAATGTTCCTGTAGAAGTTAAAGTACAGGAAGTAGTTGAAGTTATTAAGGAAGTTCCAGTAGAAGTCATTAAAGTGGTTAAAGAACCTGTATATGTTACTTCTGTCGAGTATATAGATAAGATCAAAGTTCACTACAAAATCCCTGCTTGGGCTAAATTGCTCATTATAGTAGAGGGATTAATGTTATTAATAACAAATATTTAAGGGAGAATAGTATTATGATGAAGAAATTAATGGAAGAAATGGCTAATAAAGACGGGAAAATGAGTCCTGAAGATAAAGAAGCCAAAGTTGCCGTTTTGAAAGCACTTAAAAAAGTAGCTGGAGAATTAATGGCTGATATTATGAATGAGAAAATGGCTCCTGAGTCCATGAAGCAAGTTACTGTAGCTGCTGCTGATGAAGAAGGTCTTAAAGAAGGTCTTGAGAAAGCAGAAGAAGTAGTCGAGAAGCTCCCTGGAATGGAAGAGTCCGAAGAATCTGAAGACGAAGAAATGATGGCTGAAAATGATGGCGAAGAGTCTGATGAAGATAAACTCCGTAACCTTTTAGCTAAGAAACAAAACGCATAGTACCTTAGATAAGTACTCAAACAAGGAGGAAATTCTATGGCAGTACCAGGATATTACACAGCATCTGACTTAATAGAGAGCGCAAAAGTGCGTTGTCTAGTTCCTGTTGATGAAGTTACATTTAAAGAAGAAGATTTGCTACGTTTTGCTAACGAAGAGATTCAAAACACAATTCTCCCTTATGTTTTGAGACTCAAAGAAGAGTTTTACGTCGTTAGAGAATACTTACAGACTTCTACCAATAAAGTAGCTTATTCTATTCCTTACCGAGCTATTGGAAATAAAGTCCGACAGTTGTACTTTACTAATGTACCTAACAGAACTGGTACTATGAATGCGTTAAATCGTATTCAGCCAGAAGATATCAATTTCTCCTATGCTGGTACTGATGTTAATCAGTTCTACGTAGAAAATAGTGAGATTACCTTTCCTGTAGCTAGTATGCCAGCAGGGTATGTTGAGATGTCCTACTACTTGCGGCCTAATAAACTAGTAAAAGCTAGTAGAGTAGGTATCATTGCAGATATTGATCGTACTAATGGTATCATTACCGTCTCTAATAACATTTTCCCTAGTAACCTTGTATCAGGAACACAAGTAGACTTCCTACAGTCTAAGCCTATATACAAAAACTACGCATGGGATATTGATATTGTAGCTGTAAATACGACTACTAAGCAAATTACTGTGGCTGCTGCTTCTATTCCAGAAGGTTTAGTAGTAGGGGATTTAATTGCTACTGCTGGAGAGACTATTGTCCCTCAGATCCCAACAGAACTTATGTCATTTTTATCTCAGTGCATTGCATTACGCATTCTTGAAGCTCAAGGAGATATTGATAATTATAAAGCAGCATCAGAGAAGCTAAAACAGATGTCTGATTCTCTTATTCACTTACTTGACTCACGTACTGAAGGTAATCCTCAGAAGTTTAACAATAACAATAAAGGTATTCTAAGACAGAACATCTCAGGTTCTCGTAGAAGAAAACGCTGGTAAATAAAATGGCTGATGTAGTTGTTCTAAAATGTTCAGGGTTAAATACTGATCCTAACAATCTTGGCAGCGTTCCTAACGGTGCTTTGGTACAAGCAGATAACATTTACATCTCTAGATCAGACATTGCAGAGCCACGTAGAGGATTTAAAGTCTACGGTGACTCTTTTGGTATAGCAAGTGATAGAGCTAAACAGCTATTACAATACAAAGAACAGGTTTTACGTCATTATGGCTCAGTATTACAAAGGGATAACGGCTCAGGCACGTTTACTTCCTACGCTGAATCAGTTAATGAGGTAATCGCCGGAACTAAAATAAAGTATACCGAACAAAACGGTAACTTATACTTCACTTCTGCTGAAGGTATACGTAAACTAGACGCTCTTACTAGCCCAATCACATTGGCTGGTGGAGTAAAAGCCTTAGATGTTGAAGCTCAACTAGTAGATGCTGAAGGTTTCTTTAATCAAGACTCTCAAGTAGCCTATAGAGTTCTATGGGGCTATAAAGATCTTAATAATAATATCATTTACGGAACTCCTTCTCAACGAGCTATCGTAATTAACTCTATTTTGAGCTTACTTACTAGCGATATGACCAAGCTTACCGAGAGATTAGACCTAGACCCAGGTGTAACTGACACCAATTATAACTCTTTATACGCTTTTAATGGTACAGAGACCGAAACTCAAGCTTATGACAAGCTAAAGAACTTAGCAGCTAAGCTAAATAAAGATGCTACAGTAGTTAGTACTGATTTTGCTGCTTCTGGTAAACAAAATGAGACCACTATCGTATGTGGAGACGCTGCTTCACTCACCACTGGAGATTATTTCTTAGTTAATTCTGCAAATGATGAAACAAAATACTACGTTTGGTATAATAAAGACGGTGGTGGTGGAGATCCAGCCCTATTAGGATACACAGGTATCGCTGTAGTTATTTCCACAGGTAATACAAACGTACAAGTAGCTACAGCTACAGCAGCAGCTTTAAATGCTGCGGCTAGTTTCAATTCTGAATCGTCCTCATTTACTGTAATTGTTCGTAACGTATTAGAAGGTGCTTGCATGGAAACTGCTGATAGCACTTCTAACCAAACGGAATTTGATTTCACAACAACCCAGTCAGGCAGCACTTTAGAAGCTCCTGATTTTACACAAGTACAACAAGCTTTTGATAGCATTGTTGATAAACTAAACGTAGACGGTGAGACCGAAGAAACCACCGTCAATTTCGTAGCAGGTAATCTTTATGCTTCAGCAGGAATGGCTGACTATTTCGATATTTTTTCTCCTGACAGTACTCAAATTCCTCCATCTGGTCACGACCTTTACAGGGTCTGGTTCAATGTAGGAACTGTAACAGCTCCTACTGGTGGTCCTGGCATCACTCTGGTAGAAGTACTACTCAGTGGTACTGAAACTGATGTTCAAGTAGCTGAAAAAGTAGCTACAGCTTTAGCGGCCTATGATTTTATCGTAGGTATTGTAGCTAACCCAATGATCATTCAGGCACCTAAAACAGGTACGGTAACTGACGCTGCTGAAACCGTAGCTGATGCTGGATTTACAGTAACCGCTTCTACAAGTGGTACTGGATCGTCTTATCTATATCAAAACAGTACTCAGTCACAACAAGTACAGTTAACCTTTACTATACCTTCTGAGGTAATAAATGCTGCTGTACCTACTGATTACTTCTATCAACTATACCGATCTAGCTTATCTATCTCTGGAGATGTTTCTCCTGATGATAATCTTCAATTAGTATACGAATCTAACCCTACTCCTGCTGAAGTAACAGCTAAACTTGTTACAGTAATAGATATTACTCCTGATTCATTCAGAGGGGCTAACCTTTATACTAATCCTAACCAAGAAGGTATTGTTCAGTCAAATGAAAAACCACCTTTGGCTAAGGATATTGCTGCATATAAGAACTCTTTGTTCTACGCTAATACTAGTTCTGTACAACGTAAAGAACTTAGTATGCTTGCTATTACGGATTTAGTTCCTGTGAATGGTCAGATAGAAGAGTTTTCAGCATCACTACCTAACGTAGTAAACATCTCTTCTGTGGGCCATGAACTATCTACTGGTAACTCAGTTACTATTTCTGGTTCTAGCGAGCCACTACTAAACGGTACATTTACCGTTACTGTAATAGACGATGATACCTTCTCTATTCCTTTAACAGGAGTACTACTACCAGGTGATACTGGTATCTGGACTAGAAATAGTGCTGGATTTTCTAAGCTTACGTTTAAATCTGGACTAAATCAATTTGATATTAAGTTTGGTAACTACGAAGATATTACTACTGGAGTAGTTAAGTTATCTATATTAGATACCCCTGCTCAACAAGTAGATGAGACTGCTAAAAACATGTGTAAGGTAATGAACCGTTACACTGGTAATACATTCTTAAACGCATTTTATATTTCTGGAGTAGATGATCTACCAGGTAAAATGCTATTTGAAGCTCGTACTCTTAGTACTGCTCAATTTGGAATAGGTGCTGAGAGCACAGGATTAAATACTACTGGAAATCAATTCAGTCCCACTATTCCTTTGTTCCCAGCTACTACTGATTCTGATAATCAACAAAATCCTAATAGGGTTTATTATTCTAAGTTCCAACAACCTGAAGCTGTACCTGCTCTTAACTACCTTGAGGTAGGAGGAAAAGATTCTCCTATTAAACGTATGGTGGCTCTAAGAGACAGTCTGTTTGTATTTAAAACTGACGGTATTTACCGCATTAGTGGTAACGACATCACAAGCCTTAACCTTCAGCTATTTGATAACTCTCTACATATATTGGCCCCTGAGACTGCGGCTGTAGGATCTAACCAGATCTACGTAGTAACGGATCAAGGTATTGTAGCTGTATCTGATGTAGGTATTAGACCTATTGACGCAAATAAGATCAGTGATACGTTAGTAGTCCCTTTACTAGGACATCCTAACCTAGAGCAAATTGCTTTTGGTTTCTTCTATCAAACAGAAGGACAGTATTACTGCTGGATGCCAAGTAGCAACACCGATACTGTGGCTACTCAATGTTTTGTATTTAATACAAACTCTGAAGCCTGGACTAGACTCCCTATTGCTAAGACATGTGGTATGGTATCTGAAACTACGGACAAGATTTATTTAGGTACGGATGACCTAAACAATATTGAAATTGAACGTAAGACTCTTTCATATAGAGATTATGCTGATAGAGAGTATCAAAATCAGATATCCGTACAAAACGGATTTGATTTAATATTACCTTCTGTAGACTTAATTGAAATAGGAGATGTTATTCAACAAGCGGAGTATCTAACTCCTTTTAAGTTTAACAGAGTCCTAGCTAAATGTGATCAAGATTCAGGTATGCCAGAATCAGATTTCTATAGTACTTTAGCAGTAGATACTAAAGCTGAACTCAGAGCTGCTATTGACGCTCTAGTTGTCAAGTTAAACGCACAGAGTCCTGCATTAGGCAACGTATACTCTGCTGGGGTAGCAACGACACCTTCTGGTATACAAAGCGATTTTAACGCTATTGTGGCTCTTTTAAACACAGATACTTCTCTTGCTTTAGGTAATTACCCTGAGTCAGAGCACACTCATTTACTAGAAGTTAAGGTAGAGTCTATTGACGCTGCTAATCAGACCGTAACTGTTAATATCCAGTTTGACTGGGATCTGTGGGACGTAACACATTATAAAGCTATTGAAACTATTGTTGAGTGGGCACCTATACACGCAGGTAATCCTGGAGTACTAAAGCAATTTAGAGACTCTAACCTAATGTTTAGCGAAACCCTAGCTACTCAGATGTTCTTAGCGTTTAGAACTGATACATATAGAGACTTTGAAGAGATCACGCTTAATAACCGTGGATCTATTGGCTGGGGACTATCTACATGGGGTGAAGCTCCTTGGGGTGATGGTATTGAACCTGGAGCCTATAGGACCTATGTACCTAAGTTCAAACAAAGAGCTAGATACTTAAACCCACGATTTAGACATAAAAGAGGCTTTGAGTATAATCATTTAGTTGGACTTTCTATTACCTTTGATGCTATAATAAATAGAATAAGTAGGTAATAATATGGCTAAACTAGGAATTATAAAAAGACTAGTAGACACCGATTTTCCTAAAAAGTACAGCGATCTGCTTCCAAACCTATTTGGAGCTATAAATCAGTTTATAGATCAAACCAGCTACGCTCTAAATAAAAGTCTAACCTTCTCTGATAACTTTGCTGCCCTAGATACTGAAATTCAGGTAACTGGTAACGGAGCAGGTTCTTTTGTAAAGTGGCCTTATGCTATACCCTGTAAAGGGGCTATGGTTCTAATGGTCACTAATAACACCAATTCTACTGCTGTGTTAGCTTCTGCTCCCTTTGTAGAGTTTGAAGCTTCAGTAGGTCAGATCACTATAAAGAACATCACAGGACTACAAACCAACAACAAATACACTCTTAGAGTAGTATTTTTCACATAAGTAACAAATATTCATAGGGAAATATATAAATGGCAGGTCAAAATCCGTTAAATCCAGAACTAGATCAAGAGCAAGACGAAGGTCAGCCTCAACAACAGCAAGGTGCTGTCATGGGTGCTCCTCAAGCTCCTACTGCCCCTGGTGGTATGCAACAGGTACAGCCTGGTGCTCCACAACAACAAAAAGGTTCTGGTTCATTTACTAATATTCAAAACTTCTTAGGCGCTAATAAGAACTTTGCTCAAAAGCAAGGTGGATTAGCTGGTAAAATGGCTGGTAAAATTGGTACTCAAGTAGGCCAAGCTAAAACTACTTTGGCTGGTGAGCGTCAAAAGTTTGGAGAGACCCTTGGAAATATTAAACAAGGAGCAGTTCAAACCAAACAAGCTATGGAACCTTCTTTAGGTTTCTTAGGATCTGATACTGGTACTAAGTTTGCACAGAAATTTGAAAGAGATGCTGAAGGTAATCTAAAAATAAAAGCTGTTCAACCTGCTGCTGCACAACCAGCACAAGCTACAGCCGAACCCACAGCACCTGCTTTAACTGCTGAAGAAGCACAAGCCAATGTTAGAAAAGCTCTTGAAATGAAATATGCTGGTCCTGAAAGACTAGGATCAGAAAAAGAATTAGAAATACAAAAACAGTCGTTAAACGAACTAGGACAAGCTACCGCTAATCAAGAAGGTAGATTTGGACTATTAAAGAAGTTCTTTGGAAGACCTACTTATAATGCTGGTCAACAACGACTAGACAATTTATTGGTACAAGGTAATCAAGGACAATTAAAAGATTTACGTGGTACTCGTCAACAGACTGCACAATTTAGTGGTGCTTTTGATAAAGCCAGAGGCCAAGCTCTACAAGACGTTGCTCAAACTAGAGGTGAAGTACAGGAGATTGCTGGACAAGCAAAAACTCGTACTGGTGAAGTAGCTACTCAAGCTGAACAACAACTTGCTAGAGACGTAGAAAACAGAAATAGACTTATTGCTGAAGAGCAAATGTATGGTGAGCAAGGAAGAAATGAATTGCTACAAGCTCTATCTGCTCAGGGACTAGACTTAAACGACCTAGGTATTGAATTAGATACACGCTCTGCTTTTGGGGCACCTAATCTTGCATCAGCTAGACTCGCTGAATCTTCTGTTGCTAACTTAGGTAACTTAGATATAGAACGAGCTAACCGATTAAATGCGTTACGACAACTATCTGGACAAACTAACCTAGTTCCTGTAGGTACTGAGGAAGCTGGTAGTGATATTGAAGTTGGTTTATCCGATGAAATGAGAAACAGAATTGGTGGATCTATTGGGGACATTAGAGCCTATGCTAAAGCTGCTCAAGGAGCCGATGCTTTCACTGGTGATGAAGAAAGACAGTGGAGAGCACGAATGGTTAAGAGTCGCGTAGATGATATTATGAATAGAAATCTAGATCCTAATTTCTTAAGAGAAAATTTTGGTGGAGACAAAGAAGCTATGAGAAGAGCTTTACAGGCTTATGGTGAACGTGGAAGTGGAGCCTCAAATCTATTCCAGTATGAAAGAGACCTAAGAGACGGATTAAATTCTAAAGAAGAATTAGTAGGAAGTATCAGACAAGACGTAGGAGCCGACTTACGTAGAAAATTCGGATTTTTAGGAAGGAATAAGTAATATGGGCTTAAGATCATCAGGAAACATGGCTAATACAGCAGCAATGGGAGCCGCAACAGGTGGAATGGGGCCTTTAGTAGGTACTGGACTCAACATAGCTGGAGGATTAGTTACTGGTTTAATGTCAGAAGGAGCTTCTGATGAATTAAGAGCAGCAATAGAAAATCAAGAGATCGTGTCTCTAGAAGATCGTATTGCCCAATATCAACAGTATAAACAACAAGGACTTTTAACTCCAGAAATGGAAGCAGAGATTCTTGCAAAAGATACCGCATTAGCTAATGTAGTATCTGATCCTCAGTATAAACAAGCTGAAGTAGAAGCCTTAACACGTATGACTCGTATTGGCCGAGAAGGTATGCTTCTTGGTGATCAAGCTGAACTTGCTAAGCAACGTGAAGAGACTGGTGCTCAATTACGTGGTGCTCAACAAGCCGTTATGCAAAATAGAGCTGCTAGAGGTTTAGCAGGTAGTGGAGATGAACTAGCTATGCAAATGGCTAATGCTCAAGCTGCTGCTACTCAACAAGCTCAAGCAGATAGAGATGTTGCTGCTCAAGCACAAGCTCGTAGATTAGAAGCTATTAGTCGTGCAGGTAGCATGGCTGGACAAATGTCAGAAAAAGAATATGGTAGAGCTGCTAACGTAGCTAAATCCAGAGATCTTATTGAACAATTCAACGTACAAAACCGTGGTGGAGTTCAACAAAGAAACGTAGGCTCTAGAAACGTAGCTCAACAAGCTAACTTAAGCGAAAAACAACGTATTGCTGATCAAAATACTCAATTACAGCATCGTCAAGAAGAACAGAAGATTGCTGCTAGACAAGCTATTGCTGCTCAAAAGAACTTACGTAATCAACAACTTGGTCAGATGAGTAAAGAACAACAATTAGCAGAAGCTGAAGCAGTCGGTGGAGCTATCAGCTCTACTGGTAAGATGATAGGAGGAATGTAATATGGCAAAATCCTATGACGAGTTAATGGCAGCCGCTAACGGTGCTAGACCACAACCATCTCCATACCCAGATTTATTAGCTATGGCACAACAAGCACAAGCTAGAAAAGCTATGGGAGCATCTGGTAGCTGGGAAGAAACTCCAGCAGTAGATCCTCAATTAGCACAAGAAGAAGTAGCTGAGCCTGTAATTACAAAAGCTCCTGCTAAGCCTTCTATGAGTTCTAGCGAGATCTTAAACAGCGTATTATCTAGAGCAAAAGAAAGACAAGCTGCTCCTGCACCTGCTTCTATTGAAGAAGAAATGGCTGCTCCAGCTCCTAGAGAATCTAATACTGATCAATTTATGCAACAACTAATGGCTGCTCAACAAGAGCAACGTAATAAAGAACGCGGTCTTAATATGTTAGAGGCTTCTCAAGGATTTTTGAAATCTGGACTACGTTGGGGTGGATCTAAGAACGAAGACATCAACCAAGCTATTAATAACGAAGGATTTGAAAATCTTCGTAAACAAGCTGGTGCCCCTGTATCTGATCTACAAGCATTAAGAACTGCCGAAAAAGGTTCTATTGAAATGGGATCTATGAAGCGTAAAGATCAACAAGAAAGAGATATGGTTGATTCTAATAGCGAGTTATCTAAGCAATACAGAGAAATCGCAAAACAATCTGGTATTAATGTACCTGAAAATGCTAATGCTGCTTCTTTAGAAAAGACTCTTCCTTGGTTATTTAAAGCTAAAGAGTCTGCGATGGACAGACAGCTTAAACAACAAGAAATTGAATTAAGAAAACAAGAAATTCAAGCTAAGATAAAAGAAAATGCTAAGAAGAGTGGTATGACTAAAGGCCAAGTAGCTTTAGACCAACAAACCGCTAAAGAGTATACAAAGTGGTTAGATGAATCACCAAAAATCGAAGCTAATTTATCTGATTTAGAGTCAGTAAAAGAAGATCTACGAAAAGCTGGTGCATTAATGAGTGGTCCTATCGTAGGTAAGCTCCCTAAGATTGCTAGAAGTTCTAGCTCTATTGAAACTCAGCAAAAAGTAGATAAAATTACTACTGAAACTCTTCGTCAGATTCTTGGTGCTCAGTTCACTGAAAAAGAAGGTGAAACAATTAGAGCACTGTCCTATGATCCTGAATTAGAGCCAGAAGCAAACATTAAGAAGATCAATGATGGTATTAATCGCTTAAAAGCATTAGCCAAAGAAAAACAAGACCGAATGGGCTACTTTGAGAACAATGAAATGTCCATGAGTGGATATAAAGGAGTGTCAAAAGCTCCCCAATCTGATAAAGTAGTAGTTCAGGATAAAGATGGGAAGAGATTTAAACTTCCTAAGTCACAGTTAGAAGCTGCGGCCAAACAAGGATATACAGAAGTAAAGGAATAATATGGCTGATAAATTAGACCTAGAGCCTTTAGATTTAGAACCTTTAGAGTCAAGTAATAAGCTCGATTTGGAGCCTCTTGACCTAGAGCCAGTAGAAGAGGAAAAATCCTTTCTACAATCTGCTAAAGAGACAGGTACTGGTTTATTACGTGGAGCAGAACAAGGTGCCACATTAGGTTTTGCTGATGAATTAGGTACAATGATCGAGAATTACCGACTCAAGAAAGAACTTGAGAGAATGGGTTTAGATCAAGATACCCTTAATACTAAAGCTCAATCTGAACTTGCTAAACAAGAAAAAGCAAACTTAGAAGGTACTAGACAAGAGTATAGAGCTGCTCAAGAAGCTGCTCCTATAGCATATGGAACAGGACAATTAGGTGGTGCTGTAGCTACTGGTATGGCAACAGCTCCCTTAGCTGGTGCTGGTAGTCTAGCAAGACTATCTGCATTAGGGGCTACTGAAGGTGCCGTTACTGGTTATGGAACTAGTGAAGCTGAAACTTTAGAAGGAGCATTACCTGAAATTGCTACTGGTGCTGCATTTGGAGCCTTAGCTCCTGGTGCTGCTAAAGCATTAGCTCCTGTAGGTAGAATGGCTTTGGCTCCTGTAAAGGCTGTAGGTAGAACTGCTAAAAAAGTATTATCCGATTTAGGAGAAGCCGAAGTATTTAAAGACGTAAAAAGAGGTTTTGAATACGGAACTAAAAAAGGACAGACCTTGTTTAGTGAACAACCTGCTAGAGAAGCTGGAGAACAGCTAGAAAAGACTTTAGGAGACACTTTAGGAGTAGTATCTGGAGCTAAAAAAACCGCACTAGAAACTACTGAAAAAGCCCAACAAGAAATACTTGAGCGTACTAAGGCTGCTGAAGCTGAAATGTTAGCCGCATCACAAAAAGCACAAGAAAAAGTGGCTAAAGACTTAGCTGCTGCTGAAGCTGCTGAACAAGCAAATAAAAAACTAGTTCAAGAACAAAAAATTGCATTTGAAAAAGGAAAACAATCTACTGTAAGTTCATTAAATAAGAAAGTAGATCAGAGTGCTAGAACATTAGCAGATAAATATGCTAATTTATATAATAGTCTTGGTACATCTAGAAAAGCCGTAGTAGCTGGACTAGAACAACAAGGTGTCAAAGTTGATACTCTTCCGTTTGAAGAGCAATTAACTAAAATGTTCGGAAACTTAACTACTGATGAGAGAGGACTAACTACGTTCTCTAATATGCGTAATATCAACGCTATTGACACTCAAAAAATAAGTAGTATCCTAGACGATGTTAGAAAATTCCAAGGTGAGATCCCTTATTCTAAAGTAGAAGAGCTTAAAGACCTATTACAAAAGTACGCTTATGGTAGAGGTGGTTTAACTGACGAAAGTAAACGCTCTATGAAAGCTTTGTATGATTCTATGAACAAGTCTATAGATGCTAGCCTTAAAGCTCAAGGACTAGAAGAGTCTGCTAAGCGTTTAAATGAGATTAATAAAGGCTTTAGAACTCTTTATAAAGCTCAAGATATTGGACTAGAGAAACTAGCTCCAGATGAACTAATCTCTGGCACTGGATATCAAAAACTTGCTCGTCAAGTAGGTTCTGAAGACTATACTCCTCAATTTGGTGAACAAAAAGAGCGTATGCTTGCTAATATTGAGGAATTACTTGCTTCGCCTGCTGTTTCAGAGGAACAAAAACAAGCCTTAAGACAAGCATTAGAAGAAGCTAAGTCTACATCTCAGAAATTAGTTGGGGCAGAAGCAGAAACCTTTACTCCAAATATACCAGAAGTACAAAAACCTGCTCCTTTAGATAAGAATATGTTCAAAGTAGATGAAGAAGCTATCAGAAAAGAAGTACTAGCTACTCCTGAAGTAGCTGCTGCTGATAAAGCTATGGCCCAAGTAAAAGACGTAGAGCAAGTATTCGGAGACGTACTTACAAGAGGTACAAAAGAAGCTAGATTACCTTCTAAAGCCTTAACTACTGCTGAAGTAGCAGGTACAGACCAGTATGCTGCTAAGCTAAAAGAACTTGAGTCACTTAGAAAAGCTGTAACTGAATTGGACCCTGAAAAAGCTGCTCAAGTATTACCTGAACTCGATAAAGCTATTGAAGAGATAGGCTTCTTGACCAGAACTGGACGATCAGTACCTATCGGTGACTTAACTACTCAAGCTACTGGTGGTATTAGAGCTTTGGCCGTTAAAGGTGCAAGTGCTTTAGGAGCTACTAAAATGGCTATTAAAGAAGAAATAAAAAAAGCTACTCCAGATAGCTTAAAAAATGTAGCTAAGTTTATTAGATCAAGTACACAAAAAGCTGGTGAAGCTGGAGCAAAAACAGGACAACAAACCAGAGAAGTATTTGCTCAGATGTTGGATAAAGCTGCTGATAACCCCGATAAGATAGCTAGAAGTGCAACCGTATTTATGTTATTACAGGACCCTAAGTATAGAGAGATAATGGACGAAGAAAATAAGGAATAACTATGTCAACAAGATTAGAAGACAAATTAGACGAAGTACGTGATGATCTACACAACTTAGATACCAAAGTTCAGGTATTAAGTGAGAAGTTCATTATGCACATGGAGCAAGATACACGTAATCTTGAAAATATATCTAATTCACTGGCTTCTATTACTGAGAGACTGTCTGATTATAATGAAACCCTTGTTGAACACATTCGTCGTTCTGAAGCCCTAGAACAATCTAATGAGCTAATGAAAGCTCAATTAGGCTTATACAAAAAAGAACAAGATGTTAGACTTGAGAAGCTAGAGGCTCCTCAAAAGTGGATAAAGACTACTTTAGTAGTAATTGCTGCGGTAGTGACTATTCTTACGTTCTTAGAAAAAATTAAGCTTTAATCTTCTGCTACTGGGGTATCAGAAAATAGTAGCTCTATTATAATATCCTCTTGATTATCCCTTAAATTCTGACCATCTAATTTATGTTCTAAGTACTCCTTAGTAGGAGCATTATCAAGTAATCCAGTTACCTTAGCCTTACTGTATAGATCCCTATTACGCTGATTATTACGGTCATAGCTATCTTTTTTAGACTTCTTACTCTTAGATACAGCCTTACCCTTGTGATTAAAATTAGCTATATAATACTCTTCTGTAAAGCGATTTAAGAAGTCCTTAGCCTTATCATCTAAAGCCCCTACATAGTCATAGTCTACGTATTCTTTTCTATTAGAGACCATTCTCTTGACGTTTAAAGCAGGGTATCTCTCTTTATGTCTGGGGACTTTCTTATCCTTCTCAGCCATCTTCTTTTTCTTTACAGGAGCCATTACTTACTCTCCACTACTACTGGATCTGTCCAGATACTATAGTTATCAGGTAAGTTAAATGGAGTAGGGTCTAGTTCATAGAACTTTACTGAACCTGTACGTTTAGCTTTAAAGACCTTATTAAACTGTGTAGTAAAGCCCTTTTGTTTAAATCCCTTTAGAGATGTCCACTTCTTATAATCATCAAATATAAGGTAAATAGGTATCTTTCTAGCACCCTTTACAATACCTTTAGCTCGTATGTATTTGTATACGTCCTGCTCCATAGGACTTATATTCTCACCAGGGTTTATCGGAGCTAACTCAGGGTTCTGAGCTATTCTAATGAGAGCTAGAGTCTCCTCATCCATTACAACATTATAATCCTCAAATGGAGACTTATTGTTTTCCATAGTTATCGCTGTGCTTGGCTAACTCCATATACGATAGCTGTGGTAAGTGCTGCTCCTAGAGCAAAAAAGAAAGTATTCTTCCAGAACTGTAGCTCTTGTTTCTCAGAGTTAATCTTAGCTAAGTTGTGTGCCTGGTCTCTCCAAAGAGTAACCTGGTCTAAATAGATCTTTTCATTAGCTACATATAAAGTATTTTGCTGGGTAATCAAATCTATCTTTTGTTTAGCAAAGTCTAGCTCAATCATTTTCTCTTTTAGAGCTTGTTCTTCTTCAATAGTGAATAGATAACCTTTGTAGGGAGCTGGCTGGTCCTTATTAATAACGGTAGCAGAAAACGCATTAACAGATATTAAAAAGGCTAGGAACAGTTTTTGCATACATCCCTAGTATAACCTAAGAATGGCTAACCTGTCAATATTATTTAGAAACTATAAACTTGAGGTAGTTCCAAAGCCTAGGGAGTAAGGATTTGTACTTGAGCTTAAATACATTATAAGCCAGGGATTTAGATCTCTGTAAAGGTCTGCCACTGTGATCAAGTAGATCATCAGCACGTTTGTACCCAATGTGTAGCAAAGAGTCACTGAACTCCTTTGGCTCTACTACTAGGCATCTATTAAAGTTTATGTAGCCTACAGAGCCGATTACGTAGATATACGGTACTACGCTGGTCTCGTCATGCTTTATGGCTATCTTCTCAATACGGTCTATTTTAGACAGTAATGGAGTTAGTTTAGAAGTATCTAGGTATACCTTGCGTAGGTGCTGTTTTACTTGCTTAAAAGGTGACAGATACATGTCTAGCTCATTCATTTAAGTAGCTCCCCTAAGTCATTATCAAAATCTACTAATGCTTTATATTCAGGACTCAACTCAGCTAAGTGATCTACTTCATCTATAGGGTGTCCCCAACTAATAAAATCTATATCTTCAGCAGTCTTATCCGTTGTTTGTTCCAGTAAATAGTATGCTCCATCACCAATAGAAGTAACTTCCCATTTAACACCTTCAAATAGAATCACATTGCCTATTTTGAATTTAGGTCGCATTACTTATCTCCTAAACGGTCTTTCCAAAAGTCTACTCTCTCCTCTTCAGTATCACCTTTAGAAGCGTCTTTAGCTTTCTGTTCGTCTTTATCAAGTTTATCTAATTGCTTATCTAAACCATCAATCTTTTCTTTATTCTCTTCAGTACGTCTTTGCAAATCACGATCTGTGATATCAGCAGCTATTACGCTATTATTAGCTTCAGCGTCTAATCTCTTAGATCTTTGAAAGATAGCGTAGAAAATGAGTCCTACTACTCCTACAATAATACCCCAGTATTTACTAAAGAATGCTTTAATCTTTTCCATTACCAAAAAATCTCCCCTTCATAATATCTTCATCTGACTTGTCTTTTAAACGCATGATTAACTCATTGTCGTTAAAGATCTTGTCACCTTTCAAGAGATTATTACAGTTAGATGATTCAGTCAAGGCTAAAACAATAGCCAGTGCATCGTATATATCAGTAGGAGTATCTCGTTCCTTTAAAGTAATGTTTGATAAAGTCCTTGTAGGAGCGTCTATACGCTTCACTACGCAGTCTTTAGTAGGAGTCTTGTAGTCTCGCTTACCCTTAACCATAACAGGCTTAATCTTGAGTATAGCTCTCCAGGAAGGAGGTGGGATCTCTTCAAAATGTATGTCCTTACCTACCTCATCTATACACATCTGTAGTATAGCATTGATAGTAGGGATAACGGCTGTACCACCTGTTAGCATCTTAGGGTTCATAAAGAACTGTTCTGTATAAATACCGTCAATTTTAAACTCTTTAATCAAGAATAGAAAGCTAGTCTTCATATAATTTAGACGCTTGCCTAGTGACCACTTATCATGGGTCCACAGCATCCCTGACTTTAAAATAGTCATAGAAGACTGACTAGGGTCTATCTCACAAATGACAAAGGCTAAGTGGCTAGCCGAAGGATCGACTACCAATAGCCTCTGTTTACTTTCTATTGCTTTAATAGACATTACTTCACGTTATGAAGAGTTTCTACCGTTTTATACATCTTCTCTTCAGATGGCTCAAGTTTACGCTCTTCTTTTTTATAAGAAAGAGAAACTGCTTTATCAGCAAAACCAGTAGCCAAAGCTTCATCACTCATTAACCACATCTCAATAGAGCTACGAGCTTTAAATTCTTCATAGTTCATTTTAGCACGTTTAGCAATTACTACGTTGTGCTTCTCTACATAACGCTGAATGATAGTAAGACTACTTACTATCTTATCAAGTTCTCCACCTCCACCACCACCGATACTAGCAGGGTGACTCATAAGAATAGCATGGTCAGTAACCCAACGCTGTGTACCGTATTGATGAATAATAAATGCCATACTAGCGCAGAGATTTAAACAGATAGTGATTACAGGAGACTTTACAGACTTCATAGCAGTAATGAACTCAGTGCCACCCATTACGCTACCACCTGGGCTATCAATAGCAACATAGATAGGAGCATCAGAATCTTCAGCCATAGCTTGTAATTGACTAATCTGAGCAGACATATCAGCAATAGGAGTATTAACCAGGATAATTCTATCTGCATCTAAACGCTCATCATGAAGCTTAACTTCTGTGATCTTATAAGCCTTAAATACTTTTGTTTCTGGTTGAGCTGGTTGTTCTACTGTAGCATGTTTTACAGGATTAGAAACAACTGCCTTAGAGTTAAAAGCTTTAACAGTAATAACAGTTCCACCAATAACAGCAGAGGTAATTGTTAGGTATTTAAGTGCGGTAAAGATTGCGAGTTTATTAAGCATATCCTACCATTATAACTATATGGTATGATTATTGCAAGCTATTTTATTCGTTTCCTATGGGTATTATCCTTAGAGCAAACCCTTACAGTACCCATTTTACCTAGCTCAATATCAGTAGTATTGGCTCCACACTTGTCACATTTTATGACATCTTTTGGTGTCACAGTGGCAATTTCTTCTACTTCGGTAGTAGCCTCTATGTCTTCGTATTTCTTTAGATTTTTCTGTTTTCTAGCAACTTGTTTTTTCAATTCCTTAACAAGCTTTTGAAGCTGTCTATTTTCGCCACGTAAGTCTTCTAGGTCTTTCGACCGACGATCTCTTGCCATTCAACATGATCTCCGCTCTACTTATATTTGTTTATTTTTAAAGTTTGTTTGGTTGATCTCTAAACTCTTGATATACTTCAGTAATAGAATACCTAACAGCCTCTTTGAAGAACAATAGATCATCATTACGTATCATGAAATCAGCCTCTATTGAGTCTATAGCGTCCTCAGATGCGTGATTATCCTTTGGTAGGTAAGCTGGCATAGGACGAACTAATTTCATCAACAAGCCACCTTTATTACGTATAAAGTCTACTTCTTGTGGAAATCTAGTATCATCAAAGATAAATCTATTATTGTAGTGACGTTCTACGTCCATAGTCATTTCCATGACATGTATCCAGTAGTCCTGTGAGACACAGTTACGAAATAGATCTGTTCCAACAAATTGCATTAAGGTACGCGGAGTAACTCTTTGAGGAAAACTCTCAAGTGCTAGGATCATATTAACTTCTAGCTGACTAGATACAGGAATAAGATTATGATATGCATAATCAGTGAGCTTCTTAATAAAATCAATACTAGGCTCTACAGGTAAGTCAATAGACTCTTTTAGTACTGGGTCTACAAAATAGTGCATAGGTAATCCAAAGCACTCACTAAGCATTTCTTTAAGTGGCTTAGCAAAACTTAGGATTTTATATCCAAATTCTTCTTTTGCTATCTTAGCCGCAGTACTCTTACCACTACCCTTTTTACCAATTAATCCAATAATCATGATAACAACTCCTTTAACTGCTTATCAAACTGTTTAACGGCTATTACAGAAGGATCTATACGAGCCACATATTCTTTATTAACTATAAAGGTATGTACAGCTACAGCGTATATATCACCATCTGCGTCCACACCTCTAGCTACTACTGTCTTCTTTTCTAAGTCAACATCATTAGGAAACCAATACGTTGTTAGCATCTTTATATGTAAGTCGTTAGCAGTAACCTTCTCTACTACCCCTGTATACTCTTCATTTACAGTAAACACTAAGTCACCTTTTTTAAACTTAGGCTTTTTCATTTCAGTAGTTCCTCTAGATCCTTGTCAAAATCCTTTACTGCCTGATAACTAGGTACGTAAATATCGTCGAGTATAGTTCTGTCTGTTAGTTCTAGTTCTTCTGGTAGCTCATAAAATCCTTCTGAATTTAGAACCTCTATAACGTCCACAATCCATACTATATTACCGTAATAATCTTCTCCAGATGTTCGTAATACATAAACAATGTCCTCGTCTCTGTATACATCTCCAGCTTTAAGTTTTCTCATCTAATAGATCCCTTAGTTCTTTATCAAAATTACTGCCAGCCTTTAGCATAGCCGTAGCTTCTGCTACTATATCCTTGTGCTTCTGTCTAATATAAGCAATGAAGGTATCTCTGCATTGATCACACCACTCTAAGTTAGGGTCCATAGTAGAATCACGTAGAATAAACACTGTCATTCTGTCGTGTAATTCGCTAAACTTAGCGTTGCTGGTAGGTAATTGATGTACATCAGGAGACGTAACATTCACATCTTCTGAGTAACCACAGAAGTCACAAGTACATTTTAATATTCTCATTTTTCCCCCAGTAGATCTTCTAGGTCTTCATCAAACTTACGTGCCGCAGTCTCTGAGTACATAGATACAGTACACTCTTCTATAAAAGTGATAGGCTTAGTAGCCGACATACCATTTTTATTATCGTATGTGTATGAGGCGTTATCTCCGTTTATTGCTGTGATATAGAATATTGCGCCAGGTGCTAGAAAGCCCAGCCCCTCAAAACTACCCTTATCACTTCTAGAAGTAACTACTCTTCTAAATTCCCCAACTTTAAGCATACTACTCCTTTTTTAGGTCTAATAAGGCTTGGTGTAACTTACAGTATCCTAAATCATTGTAGGCTTTATTGTCAAGGTTAGCATATATGATGTAGGCTTTATCTAGAATCTTATTCCAGTCAGCACCTATGAACTCACAAGCAATCTCTTCTACAGCATCTAGATTTAGATGATCTGTGGCACTACTCAATCGAAGGTAACAGAAGTAAGCATGAGACACTTCATGTACTATGGTAGTGATATCAATCTGAGACTTTCTAAAATCAATATGCTTAGCTGTGAGATCTGTAATAGCCCCACAGTCACCATGTAACTCATCAAACTTACTATCCCTTAGACAAGAGTATGTCCAGGTATCTTCGTTAATCTTTAGCTTATATTTCTTAGCTCTAGACATATCCCCTCCCTATCTATTAGAAATTATTCCACGGCTGAATGATCTTGTCAAGAGAAGCATTTTTATCTTCATCTACTCCGACCCTAATAAAACGTGTATCTCCTACTGGATACCCTTCTACTGATTCAAACAGTAACTGTCCACAAGGACTCTCTAAGATACCGATAGATACCGCAAACTCATCAGGGGGTATCAAAGCTCCGTTAGTAATCATATATACTCCATTAGATAGTAGGGTCTGTGAGAACACATGTACGTGTCCTACTACTGCTACGGAGTACTCTTCTGTATCCTTTAGTCCAGCGTTAATCTTATTAAGCTGTGTCTCAAGGCTACCAATCTTAATATCTTTACCAGGGTATCCTGGGTTTAATACAGAGTCACCGTGGGTATATAGGATCTTCTTTCCAAATACTTCAAAGTGATCATAAGGCTTCTTTGTAATATGAATCTTTACGTTCTTTTGATTAGCTAATGCTTGTTTAAGAGCGTAGTAAATAATAGTCTCGTAGCTATCCCATTTCTGGTTAGTAGCGCGTCCATAATGACGTTCCTTACGTCTACCGTGGTTGCCCGATTCGCAGTATACATCTACTGAAGGAAACTCACTAGCGAGCCTCATAAGAGCTTGAGAGAGTAAGTGAATAGCACGACACACCTGCTCAGCCATTGGAGCACCATCTCTAGGGTCATGTAAAGTACCGTTAGTTAAATCTCCTATTAATAACACGTTCAAAGCTGTTTCAGCTCTATGTTCTTTTTTATATTCAATAGTCTCTTGTACTACTTTAGCTAACCGTCTAGATTCTTCTTTGACTCCATAGTTAGCTACACCAGTTTCTTCTGCCTTAACATCAGATCCAAAGTGAGTATCAGAGATTACTAGGTTAAAGAAGCGTTTGATAGCCTTTTTCTTTTTAGGATACTTAACTGGAGCCATTCGTCCTTTAAACACTGACTCAGAGAATTTCTCTACATAATCCATTACGTTCTCACGTACCAGGATATTATTATTTACTCCAGCTACTTTCTTAGCCTCTAGCCCCAAACGATACTCAGTAATGTCAGAGCTGTTAATACGAACTGGTACAGCAAGGTTCTGGATATCTGGGTGGTTCTCTAAAGCAAATGCTTGGAATTTAGAGAAGGACTCAGCAATTCTATGAATTTTATCGGTACTAGCTAAAAACTTAGCAGTTTCTCGTTTATTAGGTAGTTTTCCTAATTTTCTTGCTAAGTTAGCGTATTCTTTTGCAAGTTCAGTTAAAGTATCAGCTTTAGTTTTTTGTATGTTCATACTATCTCCCATTATATCCGTATCCAAGACTTTTTAAAAGCTTATTCGTATGAATAGCTGTTGATTGAGATGTTCCATTTAAACAGATGTCTTTGTAACACTGTCCTCTACCGTTTTCACTATACTTAGCTGGGCCACCTTTATTAGCGGCCTGTAAACCATTATCAGTAACTACTCTAAATCCTTCGTATTTCTGTAAACTTCTATAACAAGCAGGGTATGATTCGCATCGCTTAGACAAGTCCATAGACTCATTACCAGCAGCTACTACTATATAAGCACCTCTACCTAAAGCTAATCTAAGAGAAGTCTCTTCACTACTTAAAGGAGCTACCCCATTACCACTAAAGTTTAAAAGTAAGTAATCTGATTCTGACAGTCTACTAAGAATCTTCGGTACAACCTCTATACGTTCTTGTTCTGTATCATTTTTATTAAAATACTTAACTACTTTGATACAAACTCTTTTAGGATTAATGTCTTTTAGTATAAGACCTGCTACGTTAGTGCCATGTCCATGCCTATCTTGTAGTCCTTTACCTGTTAGATCAGAGTGTCCGTATTCACACATGAATGGCTTGAAATAAGGATCTCTTAGATCAATCCCTGTGTCAAGCACCAATACTGAAAATCTATGTTCTTTGGCTTGTGACGCGCAAGAACCTAGAAGTAACAAGGGTAGTAGCTTATTTAGAAGACTCATTTGTAACCTCTTCAGGACATGCAATTTCTCTATAACTAGTTTCTATTTTACGTATCTCCATAAATTTTTCACGGGAGTAAGGATTATACTCCATATTATAAAGATCGAAATTTTTTATCTCAGCAAATCCTTTTTTTATCCTAAGCACCTTATATCCATCTACTGAAGTGTATTTCTCAGTAATGCACATTCCTTCTCTTACTTCTGTACTTTCCATTTTAGCTTGTAGTACACAAGATGCTGGTAAAATACTTAAGGTAGCTGCCATTAATAGCAGTATCCCTAGGAATTTTAACCCTTCAATTAAAGTTTTCATCTTAGACCCTCCTCAGAGTTTATAGATCTAGTTAATCAAACGTAGTTGTAACTGTCAAGCCGTAAAATATATCTTTTTTAAATAGAGGTGTTTGGTAAAACACTTTGTAGCTGTCTAACTGTACATAACCTGTATAGTTATTATAGATCGCATTAATTTCATTACGTAGCATTAGGTTCTTGTAATGAACCTCTTGAAAGAATAAGCCTCTATTAAGTTCTGAGCCTGTTTTAAATCGTGTATCTGGAGCTACTTCAGCTTCTCCGCCAGCTATATTATTAACTTCCGCTACTTCAGCCTCTACGTTCTTAATAGTAGCATTCTTTTCTTTAGCCTTGTTGTACATTCGTAGAGCATTGTGAAAAGCAAACTGTTTCCAGAATACGTTTATGTCGTTACTGTGACTAGGTGGTGGCTCTACAATAGCAGGACGCTCTACAGGGTCAGGCTTCTTCATACTCATAACATCAGTAGCCTTAGCTACCCCATAACCGAAATAAAACATGGTATTTATAATAAATAGTGCCCATAGCAACTGCTTAAAGAATACCCAGTAGCTAAATGGAACTTTAGGTAATGTATGCTCAGGTGGACGTATTTTAGCTTTGTATTTAAAGCCAGTGATCTGATAGCTCCAGGTTCTAAGTATACGCTTAGGTTCTGGAATTACTTTGGTTATAATAGGCATTATTCCTCCAATAGGTTATTTAGATCTTGATCGAATTGCTTAGTAGCTCTGTAAGCCGAGTCTAGCTGATCATCATCACAACTACTATGATTCCAGAACCATTCTTTTCCGTCATGTAGAGTTTTAACTATATAACAGTCATTATCAACACGTAGTATTTCATAGGTCAGAGAAAGACTATCATCATTACCAGGATCTCTTACTACATCCCCTACTTTAAACTTAGGCATCTTCTAATTCTTCCCCGTCATCAGTACTGAATGTGCCCCAAGAGTCCTTATTAGCTTTCTTGTACGCTTCGATAGCTTCTGGAGTATTAGGTAAAATAGCATCAGATGTGATAACAAACTCACCTTCAGTAGAAGTGCTAGTTAAATGATTCTTAGCTACCTTAACTCTACACACAGTACCAAATACTACTTTACGTCCATCTACCTTAGAAGAAAGCTCTCCACCTTCTTTAATCTGTAAGCATAGAGATAAAGGGAACCAAATCTTCTCACCACCATTAGGAATCATTGTAGCCATTCCGCCTGGGAACTCTGGTGGCTTAATATAAGCTTGCGTAAGCATAACTAGACCTACTGTATGGTCACAGTCTGTTTGTCTGGTAGAAGCGATTCTCTTCATAATAATAGGGTTATAATACCCAATTACCGCAGCATTCTTTTGAGGACCGTATTTCTTTTTAATCTTACCAGTCTTATCAATCTCTAAAGATTCAATAGAAGGAGTAGAGGCAACAGAGTCCCAAAAGATCATAATGTCCCTTGGAAGTCTACCTGTCTTAACATCCTCAATTTTCTGAGAAATATAGTTGTATACATCCTCTAAGTACTCCAGATCCTCTCTGATAATACATCTACTTTTACTAATATCTAGACCCATACGCTCGGCTCTAGACCAGTCCATTTTATTTTCTGTAATGATAAAGATAGGAGTAATCCCCTGTTTTTGAGCTTGTACAGCCGCGTGAATCATAATACTGGTCTTACCAGAGTTACTTAATCCGTACATAGCTGTCACAGCCCCCATACGAAAACCAGGCATACCAATAGCTTCACTCAACTCCTTTTGTAAAACAACATCCACATCAGGTTTATACACGATCTCTGTGTGATCTTCATTGCTTGAATAGTTCTCTAAATCAAATTCTTCTTTTTGTTTTTTACTCATTGTAGTACTCCCATTTAAAACCTTTATGATGTTTAAGTTTACCTTTACAGCATTGTATAATATGTCCTGAATTAAATCCAGGTATTTTACTTCCTGTAAAGATAGTTTCTTCTCCAGTTACTAAACACGTAGCCTTATATCTCTTACTCCACTCGGGCTTTCTTATCCCTTTATTAGGACTAGGACCCATTTTCATACCCTTATTCCAAGGAGTTCTTCCCATAGTGGACTTAGCTATGTTACTTCTGTAATATACTGAACTCCCATTATTAGCTAATTTTATGTTATAGCCATGCTTATCTGTAAGAGTCTCTAATGCTATAATGGCATCAATTTCAGCCTTGTCTAAATCAGCTTTATTTGTGTAACGTCCTAAAATACAATACTCAAAATTATCTACTCCATACTTTTTTATGGCCCTAGTTAATATACTATACCTAGAAAATCTAGGATTGCAATGTTGAACGAATCTATCTTTAAATTTTTGCGTGGTCTGACCTACATATCCCTTATCGTTTTTCTTATTTCTTATCAAGTAAACTACTCCATAAATAGGGAGTTTCTTTTCTTCCTCTAACTTATGCTTATAAGCTTGTAGATCAAAGGAGCTACTCATGTGATTCAAATCCTCCGTTAGTACTTAGTGAAGCCTTTAGATTAGGCAACAGGTTCTTATATACTTCTAGCTCTTGAGACATCTTCTCATTAGCTTCTTTTAGATCACGTACTTGCTCTTGTAGATCTCCAAGGTACTTAATTTCTCCTAAAGCTTTGGCAAAATCAATATCTGGATTTTTAAGTAAGGGAGGAATCTTATAGGACATTCGTAACACGTAACTGTCATAGTCCTGGTTTAGAGAGACTACCCACTTGTTACCAACAAAATTCTGGAAACGATCTAAAACATTAGTTGCTAATAAAAAGCTCATTTTGAACTCCTACACTCCATTAGTTTATCTCCTAGGAAAATATTCTGGTTAATTACCTTTACAAAGTTCTTATCAATCTGACTGAGCCTAGAGTTTATATACAACATAAACCCCGACACTAATATTACATTAATTAGAAACAGTTTCATTCTTCCTTCTTTCTTCGCTGTCTAATTCCCATTTTATCATTGTAATTGGGAAAATGAGTCCTAAACCTATACCAACAACCCAAGCAGCAATTTCTCTGTAGAACATAACACCTACAACAATAAGAGATAGCACTATTAGAAAACTTACCCAAAGTACTGTCGCCCTAATTAAGTTTTTCATTTTACTTCCTCTAATTCCCATTTAATTATGTTACTCATTGACATTTGTGATCCATCCGCAGCAATAAAGTATCTCCAGTAAGCCATGTTTTCCCTAGCCCTGTTCTCGGATAACCCATCTACTCCAGAATAGGGGTATGTACTATGAGGTATAGGAGCCGATCTGATAATATCATGTTCCCCAAACCAATTATAGTGAGCTACTATACGGTATATAGCTGCGTTCTTTTTAAGCTCCTCGTACTCAGCTTCTAGCTTCTTATTTTGCTTATTAGAACGCACACCGTTTATTTTATTGTCTATCATTTGTACTAAACCAAAAATAGCCATTAGCAATAGTAACAGTACTAAAGCTATACAACAAAAAATCAACATTTCTGTCATAATCTCCCCAATCTATAAGTAAGTTCCTTGAACTCCTCATTAGAACAGCCAATATTTAAACGGATAATATCATCTGACACACCCATTGCTGATCCCCTTAATCCAATTATATCACTACTCTCAAAGCTCTGTCCAGCATCATTATACAAAGCAAACATGCCCTCAGAATTATTAGGCTTTATATTCAAGCTCTCAAGTTCTAACCATCTCTCATTTAAAATATTCTTAGCTTTTAGGTAGTATTGTCCATAATGACTAATACCGTTATATGCCATTACCTGACCGTCTACACTGACTCCACTAGTAACAAGCTCTACGTAATCACGTAACTGTTTAGCCTTCTCAGGTTTACGCACTAATGCCCATCCTACACGACTAGCAGCCAGTCCTGTGAGTTTTGCCAGACTAAATAAGAATACCTCACCAGTGAGTGCTTTAAACTCACTATGACGGTAATACATAGGCCAGTGATAGCAAGCGTCTACGACATTAGTATAATAATTATAATAAGGCAATAGAAAATCTGGGTTGTTAGGGTAAACGGTAAAATTAAAAGATTCAGGATCAGTTCTCCCATAAAACGAAACTTTTCTAGCATCGGCTATCCCCTTAAATCTGCTCCAGTAAGGAGCGTACATCTCTAAGTATTTATGTGTTGGTATTAGTGCATCTAGTAACTGGGTAGCGCCATTAGCTACCACTACTTCATAAGAATCTACGTCAGCTATGTTCCCTACTTGTTTATGTAGCTTTCTAATGGCTCCTTCTAGGAAACCTTTAATCTTTGTGTCATAGCGGTACTTATCCACCATAGGTGGGTGAAAGTGAGTAGGAGTATAGATGTCTTGTAGGAACCCAGGATTACCTACTGATAAGTCAAGTTTCATAAGTTTCCTTTATCTTACGTAACTCTTCTAGTTGACCTGAGAGTCTACTCAACCCATTAGTACTAATTATTTGCATTAGTTCTGGAAGCTCTTTAGGTGAATGGTCTACGGCCCATTTAATTCTATTTTTAGCCCATATTATGTTTTCTTGTAGCTGCCTATCATAAGCATTTTTAGGAGAGTCCACTATAGGCCAATGAACACAACCCATACCATAGTCATCTACAAAATATCTAAGTCCATTTATAGTAAGTATACTCTTTTTATCTATGTTTTTCTCTACTACCTCTCCAGATTTTAGTAGAAAAACTTTTTGAGTATCATTTTTGTCCTCTATTCCGTAGTCCCTGTAATATGTCAAAGAGTATACAGGATTAAATCCCTCATAATACTTATCTTCTAGTTCTTTAGCATCTTGACCATAAATCCATTGAAGAGTTCCTGGATGCTGAATTACATACCCCTTAGCTTCTTTAGTGCTCATTTAACTTTCTCCTCTGTACCCAATCACTTACATTTCTCCAGTTCCTTCATCAACTCATCAGCCTGTCTTTGTGAGTTACTTAACTTACTCTGTAAATTATCTATTTTACTGAACATAATAAGAAAGTGAGTAAAGTACATAGCTAATATAGCTAGAGTACCTAGAAATATAGAACGTCCTAGTAGTCTCATAGTCCAGTCTTTCTTAGCCTAGTTAGAAGAGCTTCGGCTTGTTCTACTGCAATATCCGCAATATCATGTCTACTAGGAGCATTACTTCCTATATATCGGCTATTTCCTTTAAATGCTAGTAGTCCTTGCATAGCTGCCATAGCAAATTGTTCACGTTTAGTCAGCGTATTAGTCTCTACTGGAACTACTCCTTTTACAGCCTGTATAGGAGCTGTACGCTTAAGGTATTCTTCTATATCATCAATTATTTGCTTGATTGGTTTATTTCTAGTAATTCCCCATTTAATTCCTAAATCATCGTTATGATAGGTAGTATTGTTATCGTTGTATACAAGCTCTCCACCTCTAAAATAGTATTGTAAAGCTAGTGCGCTATCAGTCTCTATCAAAAATTGTAAATATTCTTCATCAGTTGTCATTTTGCATCACTCCATTTCGTTACCATTTTTGGTTCAGCAATCATAGGTACAGCTAGTTTCTGAGTTATCTCATTACTCTCCATACACTCTTGTAGTATCTTAGCACACCTATCCGCCTGGTCAAGTGGAGAAATTACAGAGATCTGGTCATGAACCTGTGCCCATATCTTAGCGTCTAGTCCTTCTTCACGCACTCTACGGTGAAAGTCAATCATAGCTCTATTTACAATAGAAGCTGCAAGTGATTGAATTTGAAAGTTATATGCGTTTCTTTCTTCATTACCTAGAGTCTTGTATACTTCTCTACTATCTTTCATACCAGTGAGACGTTCAATCTTTCTCATGTTATTTTTTAAGTCCCAAGGCATGAACTCTTTAATGCCACTAGAATGTAACTTAAAGGTAATCTCAGCTCGTTTACGTCTACCTACTATGTTCTCTACATAACCTAGTCTCTTTAGTTTCTTCTTGGTATCCTTGTGGTACTTAAGTAAGTTAGGATACGCTTTAAAGTACCTATCTTTTAATTCCTTGGCCTCTTCTTCTTCAATGCCCATCATCTTAGCAAGCTTAAACTCTGTCATGCCATAAGCAAACCCTAATGCCCACCCTTTTACAGATTGACGTAACTTAGGGGCCACATCCTTTAAGAAATTGGGATCACCTTCTTTAGCGGAGTACTCATTAGCTTGCATTACTGTAATATAGACCTGTGAATAGAAATCTAGGTCATCATGATAAATCTGTTGAATAGTAGGCTCATCAGCAATAATACTAAAGGAACGCGGCTCCAAGCTGCTATAGTCAGCATCAATAATAATATGGTCATTATCAGGTATAACACCTTTACGAATACGCATATCCCCAGCAGGTAGGTTTTGAAAGTTAGGATTAGCGGAGCTGTATCTACCAGAGGTAGTACCAGTTTGTTTAAAGTCAGGGTATAGTCTGCCATCTATTTGACGCTCTAGAAACGGCTCTACATACGTAGACAGTAATTTGATCTCTTTCTTACGCTGTAGTAGTAATTTAATAATGGGACTGGACTCTTCATAGTTCTTACCGATCTCATCCAGTACTGCGGCTGTTACAGATCTCTTACCAGAGTCAGTAGTCTTCTCACAAGGGATGCCAAGCACATCATACATTAAGTACGCTAGGTCATCATTACTATCAATGTTGAAAATCTTAGTAATGTCGTTCTTTTTCCTAAACCACTTACGAGCTATGTCTTTACTTCCAGGGCTATCTAACTCCAGAGACTCTCCAGCCTCTAGAAGTAGCTTGCCTAACTCACTACGCTCAGTAATCTTAGTTTTCTTCTTTATACGGTCTATCTCATAATTAACCAGGGCATCCCCCGATTCAATAGCGGAATAGATCTCGTCTTCTAATCTTTGTATAAGTTCTTTTACCTCTACTCTTAGTTTCTCAAAGTAAGGTACGTCAATAGCAATACCAGTAGTATTTAGCTCGTAGCTAACAGGTAGCAGGGCCATTACCTCATTATTCCATAGATTAAGTAGATTACCTTCTAGCTTTGGAAATAGTACCTCAAATAGGCCAAACGTGTATAAGGTATCGTATACAGCATAAGTTCCTAAGATCTTATAATCACACTTGTAGAAGTCGAATTGTTTCTGTGATGTAGAGCCACCATTGGCCTTTACAGACTCTTTTACTTCATCTTTAGGTGATAGAGCATCTGGGTCTAATAACTCACCAGCAAGCTCCTTAAGTCCCATAGGACCCTCTTCATTGTGTACTGTATGGGCTAGTAACATTGTGTCACAGAATACGTATTCACAGATATTAACCCCTAGCCAGTTATTAATGACTTTGATATCAAATACGGCATTGTGAGCAATTAGATTCTTTTTAGAGGTTAATAATTTATAACAGAAGTCTTTAACCTTTTGTACTGATTCTGGTGTCTTCCAAGGTGAGACTAGAGCATTGTCTTTCCAAATGCGTAAAGGGATATAAATCCCTTCTTCTGTGTTAGGTGAAAATGAAATGCCAATAGGGTTAACAAAACGGCCTAAGCCATCTGTTTCAGTATCAAACGCAATATATTCAGCTTGTAAATAATAATCAAGTAACTCGTCTAGCCTATTGCTATTCGTTACTATCTCTATTGACTTTTCCTTGCTCCACATTGTTTAACCCCTTATTTAGCTCTTGCTCTCTGGCTACCAATAATACTCTTCTTCTGTGTACTTCGTCCAGTATTTTCTTATTTAGTGCCCTAGACTTAGGGCCAGTAAAGCACAGTCTTACTACTGTAAGATGTGTAAATGCCGCTAACAAACCTAATAGAATATTAATACTGCCTAGTATGCTTCCTATTAACATTCCAGGAAATACAGTTATTAAAAAACTAGTCAGCAGCCATCCTGTTATTTCTTTTCTATGTTCTTTCATAACCTGTGAGACTAGTTCTTCTTCTTCTCTAGCTAGCTTCTCTAACTCGTTTTGCATTAGTTCAGTACTCCTCTATCAATAGGACCTTCATCCCCAGTATCGTTCTCATCAGCCATACCAATGTCTTCTACGATGTTCATAGAGATAGCGTACATGCCAATAAGCTTTTTACCCTTCTTATCTCCTAGAATAACAAAATTGTCATCACTGTCAACAAAAAACCCTTGATGGGCCACAGGAGAAGGTACTGATGATACGTGACCATCTTCTTCAACCTGCATAGTTCCCATCTTGGTAGAATAAATACGCACAAATTTACCCTTAAACACCTTATTCAACGCTGCACTCATATTAACCTCACCAATCGTCGTTATTTTTAGCTTTTTTATCTTTCTTAGCATCCCTTAAGTCTTCTAATGCTTCTTGTTCGATATAAGATAGAGGCTTAACTTTACCAGTTACACCTTCCCAACCGAAGTCAAGAGAGAATAGTCCACCTAGGGTATTCTTTAAGCAGTTAATCGTAATAAACTTATCATTCTGTGGGGTATCTGGGCTAAACCCTTCTCTGTATACACCAAAAATAGTTCTAAAGTTCTGTTCTAACACAGAAGCTCCCTTTACTTGTCTCATTGAGTACAAAGGAGTAGAGGCATCACCAGCACTCTTAGGAGGCTGTACAAGGACCACCACACACGCTTCTAGATCAGTAGATAAATCCTTTAGCTGAGTAGCTAAGAAGGCACCATTGGCCGTAGGATCACTATAAGGGCCTACTAATAGCTCTAAGTAGTCAATCACTACTAGTTTGATTTTTTCACCTAGTTGTTCTTGTCTTTTTAGTACTTGTTGCTTAATGTCTTCTACTGTAGTACCTGATCTAAACCAGAAGTCTACATTCTTAAATTCTCCAGCTAATTTAGCATCCCATTCACGATAATGGTCCTTATCTTGCTTATAAGTCTCGATTACGTCTTCAAACTTGTGTCCACTGAGTCGGCTAATAAGACGAGCATATACTAATGGCCATCCCATGTCTAGTGAACAAAATACTGATCTAGTACCAGCTAATGAAGTGTTATGTAGCATGTTAAACGCTAGGGCAGTCTTAGCAGATCCTGGTGCCCCTAAAATTCCAGTGAGCATAGAGGTAGTAAGCACGATCTTTTCGTCTAATGCTTGTATACCTGTATATACCCTGTTCTTTTCAATATTCACAGCAAAGTCTTTAAACTTGCTGGATAGGTCTTCAATTTTAATTAAGTCAGTATTGTCTTTTTTCTTACACGCATCTTTACTAGGGCAGATCTCTTGTAAGAACTCATGGTCTTTACAAGCATACGTTTTACCCTGCCATGTCGGACTGTATACAACTCTAATGATGTTGTTCCAGATCTCATCTTTATCAAACGGTTCATCACCTGTACGTCTAGCTTGTAACTCAGCCGCACCTTTTAGCATCCTATATGCTACTTCTTTTGGTAGTCCTTGAGCTGAAATAGAAGCACATAAAGACATAAGTGCGTTACTTCTGTTACCTGATTTAAAGTATCCATTTAGAATAGCTTCTCTACAAGGTGGGAGCCACTTAACTTTAAGTACTAGATCTTTTACGTCATTACTAAGCTCTGCATTTTTATTTACTACAGGAGCTTCCTCAGACTTAGGCTTAAGATCACTTGGTAACTCAACTGATAGAGTCTTCCACTCTACAGCGTTATCAAGATCCTGAGCAATAGTCTTAATAGTAGCTGAGTCAGTCTCAGCCAATGTCTCAATAGAGATAGGTAACTTAAACAGCCCACTACTAGGGTGTCTAGTATATGGTGCTCTGAATAGACGGTTCTCATTATAGATAACCGTATCCCAAGTATTACAGTCACCTGCTAATTGCTTAGCAATGCTTTTAATATCTTGGGAGGTATATGAGTTAGAGAGTCTAGTTTCAAGGCTAAATCCTTTGTTACCGCTAAAACATATATTAATCTGCTCATTGGTAAAACCGTATTGGATAAGTCTATTATATACCGTAAGGGCATCATCCTTAGCAAGATCAATATTTTCCTTACTATCGAAGTCAAATACGAGTTTATCTGTAACTAGCCCTGTAAAGCCAGCTACAGACTTCTTCTTTTGAAACTCACTAAAGTGTAGATCATTATACAAGAACAGAGATACATACCAGTCAGTATCAGTGCTGTTAATAACATTAGTCAGCTCTGCTTCTGGAACCAGAATACCTTTATCTTTAATACCCTTACAAATACGAATGTACTTCATTACCCATCTCCTTCAATTATATTCAGCTTAGCAAACTCTCCGAACAATTCCAATGCTTTTTTATTATACGCTCTAGCAGCGTCTTCTTCTACTGAAAAACTACCTAAGCCATACTTAATACCACTATGCTTTATTAATCCTACCCACTTAGTATTAGTGGAGTTTCTATAGACCCCTTTATATTTAGAAGTCTTTTTTCTTTTTTGTATGCTCTGATTTTGAGCATTTCCTTTTGCAGTACATAATCGTAAATTCTCTCTAGTGTTATCTAGAGTATTGCCATTAATGTGATCTACAAACATTCCTTTAGGGGCATCCATAATAAATCTATGTAAAGCTGTGTTGTAATAACCTCCACCTGGTTTCTTTATAGTCATCATGACATAAAAAGTCCCCATAGAATTTATGCTTACGCATAGTGCGTGTGGAAGCACTCTATCATAGTCTTCATCTGACACATAAGTATCAATGTACCCATGTGTCTTAGAAGTAATTGTAATTGGATTACTCATCGGTTACTAAAACAAGGTCAGCGACTTTCCAGGGCTGCCAAGAGTCTGCTCGTTTTTTAAGCTTTGGATTAGCTTCTACTTGTTCTTCTGTTGGTTTCTTACTTAAAGTAATAAACTGTCCTTTTTTCAAAGAAACATCAATATCAATTTTAATATAAGAACCAGACCCGTCTTTCTTTTTAGCTACCATACCGATTGTTGTGAATTTTGCCATTTTGTTGTTCTCCTTCTTTTCTTTCGATTTAATACTACCTGTCTCTAATAGTTCTGTCAACTCCTGATCAAAACTATATTTTAACTTTATTTTTCTTTTGTGCATTAGCATTACTTTACCTTGACGAGTCTTGATAGGCAAGTAGTTCTGCATAGACCTAAGATTTATATAATCAGATGGAGTCTCTACACACGTACCTACAAACCACTTATCGTACTTAGGGATATAATACTCAACTAGATCACCAGGGTTAATCTGAATCGTTATCTGCTCCATTGATTAATTCCTCTAGTTCTTTGTCGAAGTCTACCATAGCTTGTTCTATTTTCATAGGTCTATATATCATAGCTTCATAAAGATTTTTCCATTCAGCTTTTATTCTTGTAAGATCGTCTTTATCATCACTCATTGAGTAGGTCCTCTAAATCCTTATCAAAGTCTTCTAAAGCTTTTTTAGTTTTGAGTATTTCTTTCCAGTTTGGTCCGTATAACATCTGGTTCATATGCTACTTTATACTCGTTGTACTGTCGGATAAATTCTTGTTGTTTTAATTTTGTCTGTTCTTCTTGAGCATAAGCAACAGACCTATCTTTTTTTGACTTGCTCATACACACCTTTTATCCACTCAGGTAACTGAATTGGTTTCTTGTATTTCTTCTCTAACACTTCTGCTAGAGTCATTTCTTTTAGTTGGTTAACACCAGTCTTTAACATCTCAACATACTGGGTGTTTATAAAGAACGGTCTCATAGCCGCTACATTGTACATACGCACAGTAGCAGCTACCTTATCACCTAGGTCTCTAGGCTCACTGATTATCTCCATAGCTAGGTCAGTACCTACCTTGTAGTATTTTCCCTTTTCTATCATATAATCTCCTGTTAAATTGGGTGCCCCTGTTTTACTAATGTAGTAGGGGCCACACTACGAATACTCTTAGAGAAGAGATCCAATCAAAACTAAGAGTTATTTTCTGATTCGCTGGACTCAGTAACTTCACTGGATGCTTGAGCAGCTTGTTCTAAGCCCTGTTGCATATTCTGACCTTGTGCTTCCATTTTAGCAAGCATTTTATTAATATACATAAACTTAATGTCTGTTCCACCTGTGAACGCATCAAAAGCCATCTGCTCTACACCGTTTTGGAACTTAGGTGCTTTTTCAAAAGGGTGACGCATAGCAGCTCTAAGCACTCTTCCAAGTGAACGTGACGATAACTGTGTAGATACTTTGACTACCACGTCTTTTAATTGCTCATAGCGCAAAATAAGAGCTTCTTCTTCAGATACCTGAATCTCTTCATTCTTTACAGCTTCTTGTGTCTCAGCATCTTGTACCAACTCTTGTCCTAATTTCTCTACTTGTTCTTGTGATAAAATTTCGCTCATATTTACTCCTTAAATAAAATCTTCTGTTTGTGTTGATGCTGGTTTAGGTGCTGAAGTAGCAGGACGTTTAAATCCTGTGCTAGCTGGTTTACTGACTTCTTTAGCTTTTTCTGCTACAGGCTCTGATGGCTTAGAAGCTACTGGAGCTGGTTTAGAATACTCTTTACGCTTCATAGGAGCATCATCAGTCTCTGGATCATCATCAGTCTCTGGATCATCACCAGAGGACATGAGGAATGTCTTCATTAAGAAATACTTATAAGCACCTGTAATAGCCTTATAAACACCTTTATCACCTTTATCTTTACCTTGGCCTACTGAGTTAATGGTGACTGCTTCTCCAGTGTCACCGTCAGTAATAGTATATGCTACGGTTACTGTGGTTAACTCACCTTCATGGGAGCTATTGATAACGCTACTGAAAATAAATACGTTATGTGCTGCTAGTTTCTCACGTACAGCGTCCATAATATCTGACTCAGTTACGTAGTCATAGTTTTGGAATTCATTACGACCGTTCTTTTGAACTCGGCCTAAATCCTTCATAATTGATACAAGTTTAATTGTTAGTCCTTTTGGTATACTCATAGTTCCTCCTTAGTTAATACGAATGATATTCTGTCTTACAAGTTCTAGGTTTAATTTAGCTCTAGCTTCTACTAGTGATTTAGTTTCTAATAATACAGTGCGTTTTGCAACATAATTCTTAGAATTTACCATAATTAATGTTACTAGAAATGTGCCATCCTCTTCTACAATACCGATGAATGGTTCATTCTTTAAAATAATGTCTGTCTTTGGTTGTTTCATATCCCCTCCTGTAAGTAAGCTATCAGTTTATAGATTTTATGTAAAGAACTATTTTAATAATTCTTCTAGTTCCTGATCAAATTGCTGTAATGCCTCATATCCTGGTAGATAGGTACATCTTTCCTCTAAAAACATGATATGCCATGTATCTTCCATTCCCAGGTCATATCTTCTAGTTCCGTTTATATATTTTCCCGTAAAAGCCATTTTGTTATCGTCTATTTTTTCTATTTTAAATAAAGGAGACTCTCTATAGATTTCTGGTAATTGATATACATCCCCTACTTTAGGGTATCTCATTTTAGCAGTTCCTCTAATTCTTGATCAAATTGCTGTAAAGCTTTATATGATTTATTGATTATAAAATTAAGGTGTCTACCTCTAGTTAACCCAAGAAGCCACCAATCTTCGTCCTCAAACTCTGGCCTATCCACTAGATAGCGTACAAATACCTTTTTGTTTCCATTTTTATCTTCTACTGGATCTATATCCAATACTTCCATTAACCCTTTATACGGAATATCAACTATGCTAATTATATCTCCTATTTTTGGCCATTCAATACTCATTTCAACAATTCCTCTAATTGCTGATCAAAAATGGCTTCTGCTTTATTAACAGGGTCTAGATAATAGTTCTCCATAAGGTCTACGTATCCCTCTTCGGCAGGTATACTAAGGTCCCCAAAATGTAGCTCTCCTATGTATGTTAAAAAAGAATCAATATGCCGTTTTTGGTAGATTGCTGTAATTATAAAATAGTTATTTGCGTGTCCATGTCTTCTATCTATATATTTATATCCAATTTTAGGCTTAATCATTTACAAGCTCCTGTAGCTCATCATCAAACTGCTTTAAAGCTTTTTCTACAATTAACATCTCAGCTTCCATTTTGGCAAGCATTTTATCTCTTTCAAGTAGGGCTTGTTTTATTGCTTCGTACATTATTTAAGTAGCTCCTCTAAGTCCTTATCAAATTCTTTCATTACCTTAAGACCACCTAGTACCTTAGCCTCTTTTTCACTAATGTCTTCTTTACGAACATAAAGCATATTAGGCTCCATCCATTTAAAATTATATGGAACTGGGGTGTCAAACATCATAAACGGTAGATGTTTTTTTATATACTTAGTACTCATAAGAGGGTTCTGCTTACGTATATACCTATATACCAGTTTTTCAAATTGCTTGTCAGTATCTTCTCTCCAAACACAGTGATTAAATACTGCATCAGCTACTTCATATCCAAGAGTCCTAACTAGATAATTAGTTAATTTGCTAATAGGGTCCTCTTTACTTCTATGATTACCTCTAAACCTATATACAGAAGGTAGAGGTATAGCATAGGTGGTCTCAGGGCTGAGTCTTCTACTTTGAGTCACTTAGTAGTTCCTCTAGTTCTTTATCGAACTGTTGCTGTGCAGCATATACATAGTCTAACTGAAAGTGCCTTGCTTTAAAATGATACCCATGCTGATCTTTGGCCCAGTTTGTGTCAGGACCTTCTAGCTCATCTATAATTATAGTCTCTAAGCTAGGATTTACATGAACTACTGTACCTCTAAGGTCTGTTTCTTTATCCCAAACTCTATCTCCTACTTTAAATCTAGACTTCATTTAATAGTTTCTCCAAATCCTCGTCAAATTGCTTTATAGCCAAGTATTCTGGGCAAGGTTTAAACCCATGTACAAAATCACTTAGATGATACCTAATGCCATCAATAGCTCCAACAAAACAAACGTATACATATTGAGATTCATAATTAGCCACAACGCATACGATATCTGATCTTCCTCTAGCTCTGTAATACTGACCTTTTTTAATTTCCATTGATTAGTTCCTCTAGGTCTTTATCAAACTGTCTTTTGGCTAGTATAACACTTATTGGCTCTTTAGTCACTACATGTTCTAGTGCTACTGAAGCATCATTATCAATACTTGCTAAAGTTCCTACTAAAAATGGCTGTATTCTGTATACAGGGTGCTCTGCTCCCCCAAACCAATAAGTCAATTTCTCAAAATCAGAATTAGAATGCGCTTCATATTGACCAAGCCACCCTAATGCCTCAACAGCATAAACTCTCATACCTTCTCCAGGTCATCTGTCTTGCCTTTATGACAGTAATTAAAATACGGACACTTGCCCCCGTAATAATCGGTACATGAGCTGGGGTTCTTAAAGAACACTTCCTTCTTAATCATCTCATTAACCACGTTAAAGTTGTCAAGTACCATCTCTTCTACTTTGGGATTGATGTCATCTAGTATGATGTTAATCTCAGCTTCTAAATTAGTCTTTTCATTCCACTCACCATGACAGCGTTTACCGTTCACATTAGCATCACAGGTCTTAGCTCTGGAGTACTCACTGTTATCGCATTTAGAGCACACCTTAGTCTTATTACGCTTTAAGTTCTTTAAGTATACAATAAACCCAGCTTTAGGTAGCTGCTCATGGAGAGCATACAAAGATAACTGTGAACTAGTACGTACACAGTCTTCTTCATAATAGCTCATAGAGCTAGTAGATTTATTATCTAGGACATAGGTGTTACCGTCATCCATTTCAGCTATCAAGTCAATGACTCCTGTTACAGCGTCACCTTGATCATTTAAAAGCTCTATAGTCTTCTGTACAGCTATTACCTTCTTAATCCTAGGCATGACCTTATCTTCATAAGCTTTTAGAATGTAGCCAGCTTTACGACGCAATGATAGCCAATTACAGTAGTTAAGATACTTAAACTCAGACTCTTTGAACTGCCTAAATGCAGCTTGTTTCTTATATACAGCTACTTGCTCATAGGCTTCTAATGGGTCAGTACCCTCTATGCCTAACTCTTCCATAGCTTGTTTCATTTTAAATAGGTCAGACTCTTCTAATACTTCTGAGTCATAGTCTCTAGCAGCGTATACAATCTGTGTTGACAGAGGTAGAGAAATCTTTTTACCGTTTATAAAGCCATTCTCCCATTCCTTTTCAAATACTTCTAATGGGTCTTTACCGTCTCTAAGTAATAGAGAGTTTAATGCAGTATCAATAGCAGATCCCCACAGTAGTGCTGCGGAGGTAGTATTAGGACGTAGACGTTCCTTGTAATGTAGGTAATGACTATACCCACACTTTAAATAGCGATTTAATTGCGAGTATGAAAGTTTATTACTCATTTAATAGTTTCTCCAAATCTTCATCGAATTGCTTTGTGGCCATAAATTCTGGACAATAATCAAACATAGCTTCAAAGTCGGTTCTGTAATACGTAATACGTTCTTCTATTTTATAAGAAGGCATAGCAATAAAATCAAAACGTACATAAGTGTAGTCAACGCTGGCTATTACTCCCACAATATCTGATCTTCCTTTAGCTTTATAATAATCTCCTACGCTAATTTCCATTTAATAGCTCCTCTAGTTCTTTATCGAACTGCTGTATAGCCACATAAGAATGGGCCAGATTATCATCATCACACCACTCAAACGGAAACATAACTTGCTCTCCTTCATCCCATGTCCCATAAGGATCATTTCTCATAGTAATAAAATAGGAGCTATTTTCTCTATTCACTTTATTGATCTTATATACTACTCCGTGACAGTCTTCTACTATATCCCCTACCTTAAACTTTGGCTTCATATAACTATTCTCCCAGAAGTTCTGCTAATTGTCTATCAAATTCTTCTACTACAGGATCTCTAGTGCAGGTAAAGTGCTTTAAGATGGTATCTGCCCAGTACGAAGTGGGTACTCCACTTTTTGTCCTAACCTTCCAGGCTTCATGCTCTAGGGTATCTATGCGGCTAACTATGGTCAGTCTGTCGTCTTCAAAAGCTTCCCATACCTGACCTACTCTAATACCGCTACTCATCTAAAAGCTCCTTTAGTTCTCTATCAAAGCCAGACTCGGCTATTTTCCTGATTAGTAAAGGAGTAAGACCATAAAAAATCCTATGTATATCCAATGTAAAACAGAATCTTTTATCGTCTAAAGAACCTACATATTTATAGCCATTTGGTACTTCTATAATAGTATATTCGCATAACTGGTAGTTATCTACGAAACTATGCTTAGTTACTGGAGAAAAGCTGGCATTAATAGTGGTAGCTCCTATTCGTAGAGTATTAGATACAGACAATTCACTGTCTACCTCTATACGAGAAGCACTTATTTCATAAGACCTAATATAATCTGATGGGTCATCACTCATTTTAGTAACTCCTCTAAGTCCTGATCAAACTGATATACTGCCATAGCAGCTTTTACTTTAGCTTCCGTTATCCTACCCTTTTTCCAGACACCCTTATCATATCCATACAGGATACCGTCTATGATTTTCCAAGGAAAATCTATTACCTCATTGTTTAGCTTATTAACAGCTCTACCTGTGTAGTCTGAGTATAAATACGTAGTCCACTGTCCATTATCTATTTCGGCAATAAGCTGCATATAATTCTCCTGTTGTGTTTAGTTTAAATTGGGAGACCTTAGCAGGTCAGCCTAACCACTGTAGTAGGTTACACACAAAGGAGGGGTGGGAAAGGGGTCTAGTAATAGACTATCAGTGTGCGTAAATAATGTCAACTATTTTCTAAATAGTCCATTCCATAGCTTCAGCAATAGTAGGGAACTGTTCTATGAATATCTTTTTAGCGGCCATAGCAATGTCCCTGTGTTCTTTTTGAGTAGATGGGTCAGTACGTACTTGAATATAATGTACCCAAGACCTTATAGTACCGTTCATATACAGTTTTGTCACTGTGTTTAGAGGTAGTAATGTCCTAGCTTGTTCTTTGGCTATGCCTTTAGACAGTGCCTCTTCATACAGTCCATAAGAACTATCCCATACCTGTTTCTGAGCGTCTACAAACCACTGTAGATCGTCTTCTGACATATCCTCAATACTATTCTGCTTATTCTTTAAGTCCTGCCTACGAGCCGTATAAGACTCATAGGAGGCTGCTTCAGCATATCTCTGACTGAACTCTTGGAAGCTAAAACTACGGTGCCTTAGTATCTGTGGGCTAATAGCTCTAGTGGTAGTAATCTCTAGGCACATGCTAGCCATCTCCAGAATGGAGTAGTGATTATGCTTAACGCAGTATCTAATTAACTTAGCGTACTCAGGGTTATCCTGATTAGGGCTAGACACCCTAGCACAATAAGCAATATGCTTTTCTGCATCAGGTGTCACATGTACTAATTTTACTTCCATTGTATCTCCTATGTTATTTCACAATTTCCAGAAACGCAAGCGAGTTGCTCAATACGACTTGTATTGTCCATTTCCTCTTTGACCATACGTAGATCAATCTCTTTTACTAAAGCTGACATATCCTCATAGGTTTCTTTAGAGCAATCCTCGAAGGGAGCTTGTTGATAAGTATGACCGTCAAACGGTAACAAAGAAATACCTGAGTATGAGTCTCTACTGTTCCACATTTGTTCACGTAAACTATTCCACTCGTCTTCTTTAACTGAGATAGTAACAGATACGTTATGCTTATTCAAGCCATCTCTGTGAGTAGGCTCAATCCAATTCTTTCTGTACATTAAAGTACGGTCTAAAAGACCTAGTGCTGTCTCTTGGTGACGAGTAATAGCTCCTTTAGGGCTTTCTTGGGGTATTGAAACTACTACTCCACTTGAACTAAATACATCGTCCTCTACTAGATCTGGTATAACAGATTTTAAATATACAGCTAGAGCATCGTCTTTATTCATACGAACTCTACGGATATAATAATCAGCATGTCTAGCATGAATACCGCTAGAAGATCCTAATACACAGCTAGCAGAGCCTTCTGGTTTTACAGTACCAATTCTAGCGGCTAAATTAATACCTAGCTTACTAGCATACTTTTCATTTACCTCTAGTGCCAATGCAGCACCTTTTTGTAGTAACTCAGGAGTCACTACTCCAGCATTATCCGCAATACCAGTAAATGATACTCCAAGTAACGCTTCTCTTTCTGTAGTCTGTTGCCAAACAGGACGTAGGTAATCAAAACTAGTATAACTAGCTTGAAGAGTACCAATAAGGGTAGCAGCGTAGACCCTGTTTAAAAAATCTTTCTCACTTCGTATTCCAGTCTGATTAATAGTAGTTAAGTTACAAAATTGATTAGGGCTTAAAGCTATCTCACAGCAAGGATTAGTCAATAAATTCAATGAGTTAGACCAGAAGAATCCTGGTTCACCACTATTAGAATCTTTGCACATCTTAAAGATATGATCGAACTCTTCTTTAGTTACTACATCTCTTGGAAGTACAACTGAATTGTTAGCTCTGGCTCTCCAAGGAGAATGATTCCACCATTCACCATGTTTCGCTTTTAGCATTTCTTCATCATCTCTATCAAATAGAGAAATAAGCGCAGCTCTACGTATACCTCCAGCTAATACAGCATCACTAATGATGCATACGATATCATGGGCTTCAATAGGTCTAAGCTTTCTGCCCATTGCAGCTTTAAGCTTAGCTTCTACCATCTCTAGCATTTTACGCAATGGCTCAGGACCAGGAGCTTTAGCTCCAGTAGTCACTAAGTATGAACCTTTAGGTCTGATATTACCGAAGTCAAATTGTGGTCTAATGCGTCCTAGAAAGTATGACTCCATTAAAACGTCTAAGGCTTGTGCCCATCCTTGAATAGAGTCATGAATTACAAAGTATCCTTCTTCTCTAGGCATTTTGATAGCAGGTAATTGTGATACGTGGTGCTTTTGTACTGAGAAGCCGTAGCCCACCCCAGACAATAAAAGATATAAAGCTTCTCCAAATGATCTAATGTCATCAATAGGTGATGCAGAGCAATTAAATAACCTTGCGTTATTTTTGACAATAGCTTCTCCAGAGAATTGCATAGAACGCATACTAGGCATTACTTCTAAAGAATGAATACGTTGATAAGATTTAATAATGTCCTTAGATAGCTTAGGAAAGCGGTCTAAGTGCATAGTCATGTTACGGTTAATAGTCTCAGCTAGAGACTCTCTTCTACCTAAATGTGGTAGGAATTTTGCATAAGTTCTAAAGGCTACAATGTCACTAAGTAATTTATTTGATCCGTTCATTTCAACTCCTGTATTGTAATTATTATTCCTGCGCTGCTTTCCAAATTACTTCATCAGTCTCTAAAACATAATTCAAATGCCTCCCTAATACAAAAAGATAATCAGATAGCCTATTTAGGTATCTAAGTTCGAGACTAACGTCTCTGTCTTTAGTTAATTTTACCAGATTACGCTCGGCTCGTCTACATATTGCTCTAGAAATAAATGCGTAGCAAGCTGCATTACTACCGTTAGGTAGAATAAAGTTTTTAAGTGTAGGTAACTCAAGATCTAGCTTATCTATTTCAAGCTCTAGTAAAGTTACTGAGTCCTCTGACATAGCTACCTTAGCCCCTATTAGTCTAGCACCAATAGTGAATAGATCACTTTGTACTTGACTGATAAACTCTCTATCATACTGGACTAGTAATCCTAGATTAGAATTTAACTCGTCTATCTCACCAATAGCTACGATTGTATCGTCGTCCTTAGCTACTCTTCCATTGCATCCGTATGTAGTTCCAGTATCACCTGTCTTTGTATATAACTTAGTCATTGAGTAGTTCCTCTAGGTCTTTGTCGAATTGTTGTTGGGCTTCGTATACATAGGAGGGTGTTGTATGCGCTAGAATCTCATCTATATCTCTATAATAATCTGAGTATTCTAAAAGCTCTGGATAGACGTAGAAGGCAATGCCTTCATGAACCTGAGCTATTCTTATGATCGTACAAGCAGTCTTAAATTTGTTTGGAGTAGAATGATCTATTACTCTAATCTGACCTTCATAAATACCGCTCATTATTTAAGTAGCTCCTCTAGTTCCTGATCAAATTGTTTTAGTGCTTTATAATGTGGCAGTTCCTTAAAGCTACTGTTGTAGTAAAGATGTATACTCCTACCAACAAAGTTATTCTTATCATCATATAGTACATTAAATTCAGATGCCATTCCGTATTCGGCTGACTGTTGACACTCTAAGATATAACCTTGATACTCATATACTGCTTCTACTTTGGGCTTCATGAGTATACAATCTCCTTTACCTTAGCCTTAACTTTCTTTACATGCTGAGATACATTAGCCTCTGTAGTATCTAACTCCTTGGCTACGTCTCGCATACTCTTATCGTCAATAAATCCTTCTATAATAGCAGTCTCAGTGTAGTTAAACTTCCAATTAGAAAGTCTCTCTAAGTCTTCTTTAGCTTCATAAAAGTCCTGCTTATAGCTTTGTTTAGATAGATCATCTACCATTTGTGAACTACCTACGTAGTTTATTTGTAATGGCTGTAATCGTCTCTTATCTCCTAGCATCCTAAGTACATCTAGTACTATATATCTAGCTCTCTGTGCTAAAAAACTACCGTCTATCTCACCGTCATCATATTCCCATAACCTAATGACTACTTCCTGAATAATGTCTTCATTAGTAGGGTCATCAAATTTATACCTTTTAAACAGCGCAGCTTTAGCAATAGAATAGTAATCGTGCATATCCACCTCTACTTTAATAGTTCCTCTAGTTCTTTATCAAATTTCTTAAGTGCGAAATACTCATTGCACAACTCTGCTTGGCGATTTAGTGACATTCCAAACACTTTATTAAGTCGGGCTAAGGTCATAGATGAGTCATTACATTCAATAGGAGTGACTGAGTAGTGATCTATGTCTACTTTATCTACTCGGTAAACATTACCGCTATTAGGAAATCTGAAATAATCACCAACTTTAAATTTTGGCATTTAGTAACTCCTCTAAATCCTGATCAAAGTCTTCTAATGCCATTGCTTCTACATCTAACTCTGCTACATTCTCTATTGTTTTAATATTATAGTCATCCGTAATTCCAACCTCATTAGTTGTTTTATTTATCCACTGGAGTGTATACATCTTATGTTTTGAGTTTATGGCAAGTATGCGGTAGCTAGATGGAACATGAGTTATTTTTATAATATCCCCAGGTTTAAACTTTGGCATTAGTCCTCCTCGATATCGAATAAACTATCGTATGCTTTTTCTATTTCAAAGTCTACTTTGTTTATGAAGTCCTCTGGAGACCACGTTCTAATAAACTTCTCTACGTCTACTTCTTTCTTTAAATCAAATAGTAACCTAGTCTTGTTAACTAGATCTGTAATCTCAGTCTTAGTTAGCTCTCTTCTTTGAGCATATCTTTTAATGTCTTTACCGTACATAACTTTTAGCGTCAAGGTATTAAACATCAGTCCTTCTTTCTTAGTCTATCCTTAGTAACAATAACATCGGTGCCGTTTACACGTACCATGTACTTCCCTGCATAGTCACCGTGGTTAATAATTCTAATGAGCATCCCATCAGTCTCACCATAAATCTTATCATTAATGATTAGGTTTAGAACCTTTACTTGTTCGCCAGGTTTAAATTCGATGTCTTCATTTCCCATTGGTACGCGCTCCTAATCTTGTTTAGTTTTTCACAATACGCAATCTTTTTAGAAGGCGTCTTACTATGATACCTACAGTACCAATTAGAGTCAATGTCTTTCTTAGTTCTATGTAACGCTAGTAGCTTAGCTGCGCACCCTGCATTACCCTTTAGAGTCTGTATATCATACTCTTTACAAAAGGTCTTGTTGACAGAGTTAATCTGAAACAGTCCGTAGTCTGTGGTGCCATTACTATTCAATCTACTTGCTTGAGTATTCATACTACTCTCTAGTATAGCAATTGCTACCATAATGTCTGGCTTGATACCATACTTAGCGGCCTTATCTTTAATAACCTTTACTACCTTAGCGTCAGTGAAGTAACCCAATGATGCAATAGCTCTTAGACTATCAGCCATACAAGTGACTGACAGTAACATTATTAGCCGTATCATGTAGCCTCCTATTCGGTCACTAGTTCCTCAGTAAAGTCTTCTGGTACTTGTAGCTCATCTGAGGGAGAGGCTGCCTTTAAGGTGCCATATAAATCAATATCTGTGCTACTAAGTAAACGTACATCACTCTTTTCTAACTTGCCATAACCATTTTGTAAAACTTTAAATGCCTGTTCTTGTGTCTCAGCAATGGTAACGTCTTCTTCTACTTTCTCTTCCATAAAGTAAACTGGTTTAAGTATCTTCCAATGCCACTTCTTTGATTTAACGGCCATAATTCTTTCCTCCAAATAATCTAAATACGATCTGTAATGATTTTAATACTAAGTATACTGGTACTAATAAGTATCTCATTTTAATAGTTCCTCCAGTTCCTGATCAAATTGCTCAAGTGCATTATGCGTAGTATCTAGTTCCCAACTATCTAAATGACTATGATGAATTACTAAAGGGTCTCCAATCCAATCTGTATTTGATGCTTCTAGAGCTATCACTTGTATTGAACGTCCTACTCTTCTTACTTTTGCTAAAGTACACCAAGGGTCGGATTCCTTTGAGACATATCTAATTATGTCTCCAGCTTTAAACTTATTCATCTGTCATTCCGTCTACTACGCCCATAATGATAGTATCTACTATCAAAAGCTTTAGCATCCAAAGTACAGTGATTAACCACGGACCAAACACAATAGCCAAAAATAAACCAAACATCTAAAACTCCTTGCCTATTACTGCGTACACTGACTTGTTAGTGAAAGCACTGACTCCTAAGTTAGACCCTGTGAAACTAAAGCTATATCCTAATCCCAGACTAGGCTCTAATACGCTCATAATTCGATTACCTAGCACTTTAATCTCTGGGGCCACACCTACATACCCTCTAAGGTTATGACGCAATGGCAAGGCTTTTAAGACGTTTATAGGCTGTTTCTCTACTACTAAAGTATCTGGCTTTAGAAAGACAAGCCTATCTACTGTTTTGTACCTAGTCTTGTATACTACCTGCTTTACTGCTACTGGCCTCTCTACTGCCACGTACTTAATAGTCTCTATACGCTCTGGCTTTCTGGGCCATAACAGTCCTAACATAAACCCTAGTACTAAATACAGTAGCCTTGTTAATAAGTTTTTCATTTTAGTAATTCCTCTAGCTCTTTATCGAATTGTTGTAAAGCCTTATATTCTGGGCATAGAGACCACTCCTTTTCTATTCCAGAAAAACCTATTTCATGCTGCTTACCCATACTTACATTATTTTTACTATCTAATACTGTTATAATAGCTGCGTCTTTTAATACCTTATCTATTTTAATCATGCGTACCCAGTTGCGTTTATCACTAAAGTATTCAGGTTTTCTAATAAAAACCTGCCCTACCTCATAGGTCATAATTTTACCCTTGTAATAGTTAATGGCTGTGGATTAGCGTTATTGCGTCCACTAATGATAATCAGGTTACGTCCTACCACAATGGTCTCATTGCCACTATAACTAAGCGTCTCGTTGTTACCTGTACAGCTAGAGTTAAAATAGATTCTAACTGAGTCAGTGTTACTAGATGCCTTGTTACCAAATACTACTAAGCCACTTTCGTTAATGACTTCTTTACAAGTGGTAGTATTGGTAAAGCTTACAGTAGTTACTTGAGCTACCGCATTACTACCATCGCTGCCATCGTCACCGTCTACCCCATTGCTACCTGACTCCCCTTGTGGACCTCTCTCGCCTTGTACAGTCTCGACTTCCTCTAATACGTGCCCACATGATGTCAGTGCAAATGCCAGTAATAAATATTTCATTTTAATAACTCCTTTAATTCGTCGTCAAATTGTTCAAGTGCTTTATACGTAGCATCTAATTCCCATTCATGCCTTAGTTCTGCGTAGTTTATATCAACTATTGAGCTAGTAGAGCCTCTCCTAGTATCAAATTCTATAGGCCGAGCTGTCACCATATCGACATATACCGCAGTTATCTCTACTTTCCATACCCACTTTTCATTTTTGTATTGCTCTAGTCCAATATATATCTGACCTACCTCATAATTATGTTTCTTTTTGGCCATCTGCATACCCCATATCATATCCCTGATTAAATAGCTCGTCAGATTCTAGGTTAGTATACTTGAGTACTCCTATTAACTGTTCTATCTTATCTACTGTTAAGTGCTCACTAACAGATTCGTTATACAACTTAGCTCTATTCAATGCGTAGTCTAAGTCTTCTATTACCTCTGACAGGTCTTCTTTAAATCCCATAGTACCTCCTAGTTAGTCGTGAAAGTATTTAAGTTAATCGGACATACGTAATACATATCCCCAATCTGATATAGTACTAAGTTACCGTAGTCTACTTTATCGTATAGTAACTCTAGCTTTCTTTGTAGATCTGTTTCGTTTTGTACTTCACCTAATGAGATTAGCATTTTATTAGTTCCTCTAATTCCTTCTCGAATTGTTTAATAGCCATATAAGCTTGGTTTTCTATTACTGAATCATCTAGAGAAAGAGTAACTATGTCTCTTATTTTAAGATAAGTTTCACTTTTAGGTGGTATTTCTAGTACGATAAAATCGGCTGATACTTCATTCAGTTCCTTTAGTTCTAATACAAAGCCGAAACAGTTATATACCTTCCCTATTTCAAAAGACATTACCTATCCCCTTCCATAGCGTACTCCGCAGCCATTACAGCATTTTCATAAGCTTCCTCAAATACCTTTGAGCTATACTTATCTAACAGCGTATCAATAACATCGTCGTCTACTGACTCTCCAGTATCAGTATAGGTAGCCTCTGTAACTTCAATATCATCATAATCGTGCATCTTAACAAACATCTCTACTTCTCGGTTATCATCGGTTATTAATAGCATTGGTTACTCCTTTAATAGATTTTCTAAGTCGTTGTCAAATTGTTTAGCGGCCTCAAATACCTTATCGTATTCCCAGTCTTTGTCTATAGCTTTTTGATCAAAAGTATCTGTTTCTCCTATACGGCTTTTGTAATCATGAACAGCATCTAATACTTTTACTTCATACATAGGTCTACCAAAGCTACCATTATAAGGTAATATCTTTAGTATTTCTACTAATATCGGCCACTTATCGGGATGCTCAGTAGATACTACATCTCCTACTTTATACTTAGCCATAGTCACCTCACATCAAAAAGTCTATACGTCTAATGTTTTCCTCAGTGATTACTTTGTCCATAAACTCTAAGGCTTGTTTGTTTTCTTCATTAAATCTAATTGCGTTAGCTAACTCTAAGGTACGTTCTGTTCCTAACTCACTGACTAGCCTCTCTACCCATAGGGGCTTATTCTTTACCCTAGCCCATGATTCTAATTCGTTTAGTAAATTGTTATACATCTAGTAACTCCTTCAATTCTCTTTCAAATCTAGAAGTAGGTTCTTCTATAATAACTACTTCTTTTAGTCTTTCGTCAAACTCACTTATTTTATAAGTATACGGTCTACTGTCGTGCTCATTACTTCCACTAAATGTAACTGATCCCTCTTTTATATGTCTAAACTTAAAGTAGTGCTCTTTATTATCAATACGAATATACTTTCTTCCTTTCACTAACTCTTTATGTGAATTTATTCTAGCCATATTTCACCGTCTTTCCCATCTTTTTCATTGGATGATCTACAGTGCCATCTTTACTAATCACGAATACGGACTGAGGTATCTTTTTTAAGTTTACTTCTGGCATACTCCAGTAGCCATCGGTTAGTACGATAACTAAGTCTGGCTTAGACTTAATTACTTTACTAAAAGCCTCTGTTAAGTCAGTGCCACCGCTTTGAAAGGTATCTTTTTCTACTTTACAGTTACGCTTAACTCTCTGAGAATGATATACGCTTGTATGAAACAAGTGTATAGTAGCCTTGTCTACGCCTACATTTAGAAAGTTATCTACAATCTTTAAAAACTCATTAGCTTCCTCTACTGAGATACTACCACTAGTATCAATTAGTACTTCAATCTTTGGCATAATGCCAATAGTGTTACCCTGTGCAATGTCTCCTAAGCGTCTACTAGGTCTTTTCCATGTCTTTCTAATATCACGGCTTGGCATAGACTTCTTTAAGGTACTAAGCAAGATAGCCTTGTAGTCAAGTTTAGCAAGCTTAGAATCAATTTCTTGTAACATTTCTCTAATAGAATCTGGCACCTTAGTATGTGAGTTAGAGGCTTTCTGCATTGCTCGCTTCATTAAGTCTCTGACAGCCTCTAGCTTTTCCTTAGCATCTTCCTCAGACATATTCCAATCGTGAGTATCAAACTCTGGGGCTTGCCCATTCTTAATCATATCAGATACGTTAAGTCTATCTCCTTTACCATTACCTTTATCAGGGTTTTTCATAGTAGCATTTTCAAGCAATGCGTAGTAGTTTTCCGTAGTACTATTCTTTGGGAAGTCTTTACCACTAGCATCTTTGAAGTTACTAATGATCATGCATCCCTCTGGCAGGTTCTTAATGTATTGATTAATAACCAAATCCATAGCAATGTTAAGCCTAGCTCTATCAATATGCTCTGGAGTATCAAAGAATACGTGCTTAAAGGTAACATGGAATAACTCATGTATAAGCACAGCTTTACGCTCTAAGAAATTCCACTTGTCAACAAAGATAGTAGGATTTATATAGAGCATAAAGTTTTTAGACTTAGCATCAAACATGATACCAGCCGTAGGCATACCCTCATCGAATCTAATAGTCAAACACTGTAGGATGCTACTCATAAAGGCAGTCTCGTTGTCATCACGTAGTCCGTGAATAGTCGATTCCAATGCCTGTTTTCTTTGTTGAATAATATCCATGCAATGTCTCCTTTTATTTAAAACTCGTCGTCAGTAGTTTTCTTTGACTCTTTTACTTTAGTTTCTTTATCTTTACGTAGACCTTGCTTCAAAGCCTCTGCTAATTCAGGACTCATCTCAATAAACTTTTTCAAAGTTACATGATTTTCAGGGTCTTTCTCGGCACTCTTTTTAACGCAATCTCTAAGTAATCCAGCAGCTTGATCTTTGGGAATGATCTTAGCTACCTCTACCATGATCTTATCGTCGATCTTGGTAGGATATACGTCAAGTACGCTAGCAATAGTAGCTGCCACCATGTCTCCCTTATAAGTAGCTTCTTTATCGTTACAGTAGCCTTTAAGCTTCTTTAGAGCTGCTTTCTTGTTACTGATCAAGTCCTGCGCTAATACTGGAGTTTGTTCGAATCTAAACTTGTAGTACTCTCTTCCTACAGCCGTACCTAAAATAGCGGTGGAAGTAGTAAAATGCAAGTCAGTATCTAACTCTAAAATTCCAGTTTGCTCGGCAGCATTTAATTGGCTAAAGCTACGTGGACTAATATACTTTCCAGTTTCACTAACTTCCTCAATAGACTTATACTGCCATAGCCCCGATTCTACATAACTAATAATACTTTGGTGCCAATTATTTTCTTTCATAAACTTAATAAAGCTTTTACCATCATATTCAATCTTGTATGTTACAAATCGGTTACTTAACGCGCTATCCATTGAGTTAACATCAAATCCAGCCTTATCCTCATTAATAGCACCTGCAATAATCCAGCCATCGGGCAGCTCATAATCGTCTACTTTACGATCTGTTAATAGCTGCATTAAGCAGTTCATAACCGAGCTGTTAGCACGATTAGGTTCTTCTAATAGCAACAAGCCTTTTGTACCTTTCTTTGGCCAAAAGTTAGGCAAGTAGTTAATAGTCAAACGCATACCGTTTTCCGTTATCTTTTCAGGAAGTCCAATAAAGTCTGGTCCCTCTCTGTATGCTAATCGCAAGTCAATAAATCCAAAGTTAGGGTCAGTCTTTTGTTGTTCTTTTACCCAAGCTTGGCAGATTTCAGACTTCCCTAGTCCTGCGTCTCCAGCAAATAAAGGATTAAAAGTCTTTCCTTGTTTTCGTGCCATTGCTGCTAGGTCTAATGCTTTTAAAATATCAATAGGTTTCATGTTAATTGTACTCCCTCTTATAATCCTCTGTTATTATTTCTTCTACCGTATACAAATCAAAGTATTTTTCTAATTGTCTCTCTGTTAATCTAACTTCCTTAGTCTTTTTTCCTTTACCTAACGTCGTATAAGCCTCTATAATAACAATTTCATCAGGGTCATTAGGGTAATAGTTACCAAAACTAGGGTCAAAGCCACCGCGTCTACCTTTTGAATAACTGTAAAGAATCTCAAAGCCTCTACCCTTATCGTCTACCATGTATACGCTATTCATTCGATTCCCTTTCCATTAAACTTATACCCTAAAAATGTCTCTGCTTCCCAAAGCTTCCTTAAGCTACCATGTTTTTCTAATGAGTCAAGATGATTTTGAATAGTCTGAATGTCAAGGTCTAACTTATTATACAAGCGATAATGTAGCCAAAGACTATTAGCTGTAATAGCCATGTATTCTTTTGCTAGGTAGTAGCAGGTATCATGCACCATGCGTTCTGTTAAGACTATACCGCTTTCCTCTAGTAACCTTTTGTTTTTAAAGTCTACATGTAATAGCATCTTATTTCCCCTTGCTTAGTTTAAGTAACGCTTCCCCTAGTTTCTTGGCAGTCTCTAGTGACAATCTAACATCTAGTCTCTCTAATTCGTCTACAATAGGGTTTTTACTACCGAAAATAGTTCCCTCACTTCCTGAATTGTCAAAAGTTAACTGTACTATTTTTCTACTCTTAATTAGGTTAGCCTCTACTTTATTATTGATTTTCATTAGTATTTTTCTCCCTTGTAATGCTTATCGGTGTTAACTTGTTTCATCTTATATTGCTCTAACTTTACTTCACAAGTCTTTTTGCCTACTAAACTTTCATAACTAATAAACCCTGCGCCATAACTAAAAACTACTAACATAAAAATAATCATTCTAACTCCTTTTTGTATTCTTTAAATTCAAAATAACCATGCTTTAAAATCTCATGTAATTGAACTAAGTCTATTTGTACTGGATATTCTGCGCTATTAGTTGAAACTAATAGCTGTAATGTTTTTAGATCGGTATTGTCTAACGTAATTCTTTTAGAGGTATCTAGCTCTATTGTTTGCAATACTGTAATTTTCATTGTGTCTCCTATTCAAACTTAATAAAACATTCCCAAGGCTGGGGCTTATTAAAGCGTAACATTGTTTCTTTGACATGGTTTTCAGCTTCTTTTCTAAGTGTAAAAAGCCTAGGTCTCATATCGTGAGTATCTCCCTCAAATAAGCTTTGAGCATTAAGACTTTCATCTTTACCTGTTACGTCAAAAGGTAACTCTCTATAGTTATCGCTCGTAACCTGTGTTACTGTAGGTTCAATTTCTGCAATATACTCTTGACCATAATCCATACAGCCATGCTCGATACAATCCTCATGGCTACCCTCTAAGCATCTTTGACCATAAATCGGTTCAAAGTGTACAGCATAAGCCCCAATAGGTACTAATTCGGTTACTTGTCGTGTAATAGGTGTTAGCATTGTTTAATCCTTTCAAGCTGCGGTGTTATCGTTTATAAGCGTTTCTAATTGATTGTCAAAGCAAAGAAGCGCATCAAATTGGGCTATTTCTTCTATTTCCTTTTTAATACTCTCTATACGCTCTAGATTGTATTCTTTTGTAGTTTTTCTAACTCTAGGCTTTTGGTTATAGTCTAAAAGCTCTTGTATATTCTTTTTATAATCTGAAATGATGCGCTCTACTAATTGTTTATCGCTCATGTCCCTAATATTGTCTCTATTCCTTAATTGAAAGGCTACTAGCTTTTTATTGTCAAAGTTATAGCCTAACTCTCTTAATACGCTTCTAATTTTACTTTGATGCTTAGCGGTGGAGTTACTATAGCTAGTCCAATTAAAGAAAACCTTGTCACCTATTTTACGCGTTACCTGCCACCATCCATAAGAATAGCTTTTTAGAGTTTCAGGGTCTAACTCTACCCTGCTAGCCTTGTACACTTTTAGTCTTTTAAAATATTTCATACTTTTACCCTGCCTTTATTTTAGTTTATAGTCAAATTAAGTTTTGGTTAAGTTTACGTTAAGATCGAATTAATTTATCTAAGTGTCTACCATAAGCCCCTGCTAACTCGCCTTGTGCTTTTTGAGTAGGGCTTAACCTAGGCTTTTCTACCTTGCGCCATGTTTTAAAAACTTCACTATAAAAAATCTTGTTACTAGCCTCTAGCTGCTTTACCTTAGCTGTTAGCTCTACATTGCCAAAAGGATACTTAAAGCCTAGATCATTGCTAGAGTTTAGAGCTGTTAGAATTGCGGTAATTTCTTTAGTTTTAGGCATTGTCAAGTACTCCGTTTTCTAAAAGCCTCATTGCTGTTTTGATAACCTTTGGCAAGTTAGTCTCTATTTCTTTGAATCTAGCAGCCTTGTTAGTCCTAACGTCAATTAATAGGTATTCCTGCTTAGGTAGCTTCACTAGACTAACTTCGGGTCTCTTATAAAGTCTAATTGAGTCACCTTGATTGAATTGCTTTGTTTCCATATAGTTAACTCCTTTTTCTCTAAACTATTTCTAAACTGGGCTATTTATAATCCTATATATACTAATTAAGATAACGTGTCTATTTCTATACTATTAAAGTCTAGTGTCTCTAGGTCTAGTATTTCTTTTATTTCCTCTAGGTCTCTGTCAATACCTATAAGCATACCTTTTAGTTCTTCAAAGTCTCTATAGTCCTTTTCTTTACTAGCCTTTATTTTATTAATTAGGTTAAGTTTCATTGCTTCAAAAGAATCCATATAGTTATCCTTTCTATTTGTATAGAGTAGCTATTAAGCTGCCTCTAGTATTTGAGTAGGTGTTAGATCTTCTAATAGTTCCCATTGCTTAAGCTCAAATAAGTCAAAGCTTTCTAGAGAGTCAATGCCTAGAGTATAGTCTAAGCTAGCGTTACCTGTTAGCTCTAGTTTAGTCTTAAGGTCTAGAGTATTCCAGTTAACAGGTCTCTCATATCTAACCTTTTCTATAATCATTCTAAGTTTAGTTTCCATATATGTATCCTGCCTTTCAATTAGTGTAGAGTCAAATTAAGATTCTATTAAGTTATTTTAGGTTATAAGATCTTAGAGTTAAGCCCCAAGTCTTAGAGTCAATTTGAGTTAAAATCGAATAATATCCTTTATTTGTCCATATCTTGCTAGCGTTATAAGCTGCTTCAAAGCTGTTAAATTTAACCGAAAACATATATTTAGTCTCCTATTAGTCTAAGTTATTGAGTTTATTGCTTTTTAGGTGTATTAGAGCAGGTCCAGTATGTCATTGTATCAAGTCTAAGCGTACTAGCAACTAAACTAGCTGCCTCTTGCTTTGAAACTTCTTTACAAAACCCTAACCTTTCAGACATACCGTTAGCATATAGCAGTCTAGCTGAACCCTGCCCCTCAATAAGCATAACAGACTCTTGTAAATATTCCATATGCGCTAGGTCAACTAAGTCCTGAATAGTATCTAAGTCTTTTGATACTACTAAAAAGCTTTTCTCTTCGCTAGTGATACCGTCTTTATCGGTATACATTCCAATACAGTCTACAAAGGATATATTGTTAGCTCTTAAGTATTCGCGTACTGCTATAGTACGTAACTCATTTACGTTATTTGATTCTGTATGTCTACTAGCTGAAAAGATCATTCCAGTTACGTTATTTAAAGTTATATTGTGCATATTAATAGCCCCTTTTGGTTAGTTAGTTATTGTTTCTAGGTTATGTTTAGAGCTTAGTTCAAGTCTTTTGTCAAGTCAAATTAAGTTATTGTTAGTATTCTAAGGCTTCTTTAATAGCTCGGGCTACTAATTCAGACTTCTTTTGCCATAACGCTTTAATAGTTTCGTTATCGTCTATATTCGCTTGTGATATTAGGAATTCAATTTCTGCTACTATATCTTGTATTGTTCTTTTGTTTTCTTTTTTGTTATCGCCGCTCATACTTAGGTAGATGCACACGTTATGCCAAGGCTTAAGTCAATGATTTTATTAGAAACTACTCAAAAATAGGTGTTGAACTATTAGTCAGTTTGTGTTAAGAAACAGTTAATAATTAGAATACTCCTGTTATATTAAATACTTAAGCAGGTGTAGAACTATTAGTCACGGTGTCAAGCTGCTATACTTCATTCATTCTTAACAGTCAATATCTATTATACATAAGGTCAAATTTGTATTGGGTTGGGTTGGCACGTTATTTGCTATATATGCAATATTCATACCAATATACGTAGGCACGATTCTTGCTACTACTAGCAGGATCTATGCCAGCTTATGTTAAGATTCTATTAGGCATGATTCTTGCAGAGTGCAAAGGCTATGCCATACCCATAAGGGGATTTTGGGTGTTGGTTATGTTTATATGTGTCTGTGGTACAAGAACGTACTTTTTTAATGGAAGTCTAGGGGAGTAGGTAACAAATAGATATATGAACCAGCAATACCCTTTTTTAAAAGAAGATGAGATTTTAATACCAGGAACTATAAACTGCAGTATATGTGAGAAGGATAAGCCTTATCATTATGTAAATCTAAAGGTCTGTGGTGTTGGGCAAAGTAGAGCTAAGCATGTAGATGATGCTGGTAAGAAGTGGGGGAAGGGTAGTAATAAGAAAGTGTGTCCAGACTGTAGGTTATTTATTGAGACTCAATATAAACATATAGTTGCGGAGCTAACTAGAGAATATAAAGAGAATAAAATCTATAAACTTTCGTGTAAATACTGTTCTAAGGAGTTCACAAGTAGTATAGATAAACGATGCTGCTCTAAAGAGTGCTCTAATAAACTAAATACTAAGATACAAAATGATCGTAGAAAGAGTCTGAGGGTTCCTAAGACTACCCATAGTACTTGTGAGAGATGCAACAAAGAAGTTATACAAAAAAAACCTACTAGATTTTGTAGCGTTAAATGTAGGGTAGCAGATTATAATAAAAAAGCTTATATTCCTAGGCCAAAGGTACTTAAGGAAAAGCCTGTAAAGCTTCCTATTGCTCCTAAGAAAGTTATATGTAAAGAGTGTAAGGTAGGGTTTGAGACTAGTAGGAACGCTGAGTACTGTTCTAAGGTGTGTAGAAAGCGTTGCGCGAGACGCGAAGGCCGTGAGAAGAGATATAAACCAAATAGAGAGGTAGCTAGAGCAGCTAAAAAGAAGCGAGAGATGGCTATTCTGAAAAGACTGCCTAAATGGGCAAACCATAAAGAGCTAGACAGGATCTATAAAGAGCGTCCAGATAACATGCAAGTAGACCATATTATTCCCTTAAGAGGTGAGATAGTAAGTGGGCTGCATGTGGAGTATAATCTTCAGTACTTAACTCCAGAAGAGAACCATTTTAAAAGGGCTAAGTTTGATGGAACTTATAATAACGAATCGTGGAGAGAAGAACTTACAAATCTATAAACTATTATATTGACTTATGAACTACAATTCTATGCTTCGCAGAAATATTATATAATTGACATATAGCTTATATTTCTATAAACTTTCTACATGGGGCTATTTAAAGTAAAACTAACTAGTGAAATACATTGGGGTGGGGTTACTACACCTGTTGGTACAGTTTTTACTGTCTATGATACTAAGCATACTAATGGCGTATACTTTCTTATTTATGTTGGACGAACGTGGCACTGGCTAGAAGGATATGATTGTGTTCCTTTTACTGCTACTGATCAGTTTGATCAGGATCTCAAGGAGTTGATAGATGGAAATTAAGGTGGGGCAGGTGTGGAATTATACAGGAACCTCCTATGGAGTAGGATACAAGATAAAGCAGCTAAAGATCCTATCAGTAAATCCTAATACTAAGACAGTTAGGATAGAAGATACTAATCAAGAGCAGTCATTACGTATCTATAGGAATAGATTGACTTATGCAGAGCTTATATCTGTTTATGAGCTAGATCCTGTGTATAAGGCTCTAGAAGACTTTGATAGTCAGTTAGAGGAGTTACTAGATGTACCAAGCTAGATTTAAAGTAGGAGATGTTATAAAAGCAGTTAAGGCTATAACTCTAGGACAAAGCATATCTATATACAAAGTGGTGGAGCATAAAACAGATCTTAGTGGATATCAAACCTATAACCTATTGAAATTAGTAGATGAAAGAGGTGATATACCTTTTAAGGTAAACTCTGTAGAATCTTTTGCTTGTGGAGTAGTTGACTACATGTGTGAGATAGATCATACTTATAAGGCTTTAAGTGAATTCGATGATGAACTAGCTAAGCTGCTGGGGGAGGACACCTAATGGATTATCCAGTTATAGGAGACAGGTACGAGTACAAGTATAGAGGTCCATATGGTCTATTTACTGTAGTAGAAATAAAGAAAGAGATTCCTATCCATGAATACGTTACTATATACTTAAAAGAAGAGGGTGAAGAAGGACTGTATCCTTGTTACTATCCTACTTTTATTCAAGTATTTGATAAGGTAGGGTCGGGGGAGAGTACCAGATGAGTACTGTAGTTAAACCAGGTCAGTTGTGGAAATACGGACCTAAGATGAATGAGGATGTAGTAACTCCATACAGACAAGTAAGAGTAGTAGGATATAGTAATGTACTGGAAGATCAGTTAGTTATAGAAAGCATCAGCTATCCTTCTATGACTTTTACAATACCATATCAAGACTTCATTAACATGTGGGAACTAGATGCTGTATCTGAGGCTTTAGATAAGTTCGACAGTGACCTAGAGGATTTATTAAAATGACTGATTGGGAGATTCTTAATAAAGGTATAGACTTAGACTATCCAGCTATTATAAAGGAACTAGAAGAAAGGTCTTATTTGCTTCAGTATGGAATGACTAAACAGACTAAGGAAGCTCTAGACCAGTTTGACCAGGAGCTAGAGGAGTTATTAAGTGACGAGGGATGAATTAGATAGTTTAGAGCCAGGTGACATTGTTATTAGCCGCTTTTATGCCTCACCATTGAGTTTTGATAGAAAGATGAAGAATGGGTCTCATTCAATATATAATTTCATTAGCGAGGATTCTGGTGAGTTTCAGGAGATATGTAGTAAGTGTGATGAAGGTGTAGTTGAAGATTTGGTCTTAGAGGCGAGTTGCCAGGCGGCAAAAGCGTTTGACAAGGAACTAAAGGAGCTAATAGATGAGTAAAGGATTTAAAAGATTTATTGGAGGATGAAGATGTTTAGTATAGTAATAATGGCTAGTATGTTTATGTCAGGACAAGAGATGTATAACAATAACTGTATTCAGTGCCACGGTCAAAGTGGGGTAGGTCTAGTAGGACCTAGGATAAAGGATAGCTCACTAGAGGTCTTTAAATCTAAGGTACTTACAGGTAAATATCCCCCAGGATATAAGCCTAAACGTAAGACAAGAGCTATGCCAGTATTCAAGAAACTTCATGAAAAAGACGTAGAGAAGATCTATAAGTTCTTGCAAAATAAGAAATAATAAAGTATAATGGAAAAAGGTATGGAAGATCAGAATAAAAGTTTAGAGACCTTGCTATGTACCTGTAAGGTATGCGGTGAAAAGTCTGTAAAGACTAAGGTTCACGGCAAAAAGGTCTTTTCTGATGAGTCTGGTAGATTATGGTCTGGTAAAACCTGTCCTAAGTGCCACGTAAACGATATCAATAATCGTAATAAAGCAAAACGTCAAAAAGCTAAAGAATTAATCTCCAATTAAATCACTAAGTTCACTATCAAAAGCGTAGGTAGCACCTCTAGTTGAGACTCCTATTTTTACATATTCTCTGTCTGTAGACTCTATAGGCCAGTTAGAGTACTTCTCTCCGTTTAGATCAAGCTTAGAATAAGTGCTCTTAAACTTATCAGCATCCCTATACCAGACTTTGTAGTGGCTTCGTCCTATATCTAGGACCTCCATAGCTTCACTACCGTCCCATATCTCCCAGTCTTCTAAATAAGAAGGTCTAGCCTTACCTATCAAGTCACCTTTTTTGAATTTAGGTTTAGAGCTTACTATCTTGGTTGATCTAAAGATCCTAGAAACCCATTTACTAATCCAAGCTCCTATACGTATTTGGGTTAAAAAACTCATGCTTGTCTCATTATAGCCTATCTGGTATAATAATTGCAATAGGTAACAAATATAGATATGAAAAAGCCAGACTTAATGATGGATAGCGAAATGGAACAACCTGTTGAACAGGCTCCTGAAGATAAAAATATGTTTATGGAAGCTCTCAGGAAAGCTAGAGATGCTTACGGTTCGTATGATCCTGCTGCTTCTACTGATAGAGTCGCTAAAATGATTGCTCGTAAGATGGCTGAAAAAGGACAACTAGTAGCTCAAGAAGGTGAGACTCCTGAAATGGCTGAAGAGCGTTTAGCTAGTGGAATGTCTCAAGCTGGTCAGATGGGTATGCAAGCTGGTATGTCTGCTGGTAGCATTGCTCCTATCGGTGCTCACTCACAAGTAGCTAAAGGATTGGCTCAAGAGATTGGGGCTTTAGGTAAAGCACAAAGTCTTTCTAATCTTGGTGCTAAAGCTGGTGATGCTTCTAAGGTAATTAATAATAGTCCTAAAATGTCTCCAGAGCAGTTAGCGTTAATGGCTAAGAAACTAGGTTTCTAAGTGGACGATAAGATCCTAGATTCTGAGTTATTAGATAGGGATCAAGAGTTTGAGCGTATTAAGCAGCTCAGACAAGAAAAGATTGCTGCGTTAGAAGATCCAGTTCTAAAGGCTATCGCTCAAAGAGAATCTAGTGGTGGCCTAAATACTAGGCATCGTGAAATGAAACGTGGTATGCACGAAGGTGATCAAGCTGGTGGTGGATTTGGTATAATGCCTAAAGCTGCTATTGACGAAGTAAAGCTTTCCCCTGAGTTCTTAGAAAAACATCCTGAATTTACAAAATCAATGCAGGATAATAAACTCATTACAGAAGACTTAAATAACAATCCAGATATGGATATAGAACTAGCTAAGACTATCCTAGCTCGTAGAGCTGGTAGACTAGATGGTAATATTCCTGATACTATCTATTCGTGGCACCACGGTGTACAGGGCGCTCTAAATAATCGCAAGAAAAAAGATCTCTCTAAAGATGACTATACTAAATCAGTACTAGCTGAAATAGTAAAGACTCAGCGTTTACCTGCTTCTAAGTAATCTTAACTACTTTTAGTTGTAAGTTGTCTAATACTACTATAATAGACTCTTCTGGTGCATACGAGTCACTTTTTACAACTGGGTCTATTAAGTCTTTTTTGAAGAAAGCGGTAAACAGTTCCTTGTGCTTATTAACAATCTCGTAGTTTTTAGGAGCACACCAGATCGTGTTTTTAAATTTATCAAATTTATTTTCCATTGATTAATTCCTCTAATTGAGCGTCAAACTCTGCTAATGCAGACTTAACTATACTTTTGATATAAGTTCTCATAAAGTCTTCTTTGGGAAGAGTGTGTACCACACCTGATCCTTCTATACGATAATAGGATACTACACCTTTTGCTATCCCCAATATCTTTACTCCTATATCACCACTTCTAGACGGTAGAGTAAATACATCTCCTGGCTTAATATCCACTTATTAAGTCTATAAGAGTCTGTCTTGTATGTCTATCTTTTTTTATTGTCTGGGCACCAGGTACTATGCCAGTCATAAGTATCACCGAATGCTGATTTCATTCCACATTCGCATTTATTAGAATAGTCTTTCTTCTTATCAAAATTAATAGTAATCTCTAGCTCGTTATCTTTACCAACTGCTACTTTAATAATAGCTGGTTTATCTAGATCTGAATAATTAGGGAACTTAGGGCTAGCTACGTATATAGTTGGATATATAGTCCAGGCAGATGAGCTTACATCAACCTCTGCTGGTTCACCAAAGAACTCTTCTAGCTTCTTGGCTATATGCTCAGTAGTGAAGGGAAGCGTTCCTGGCTCCCCCTCTACTTTTATGAATCTCTTCTCAATCATAGACTCTGTTTAACTTTTATTAAATTCTCATGGAATTTAGACAGTATCTCTTCACGAACCTTTGCCTTTTCTTCAAATACTAAAGCCGATACTACTGGCTGAATCATTTGCACAATCCTAGTATAGTCTTTAAGAGAGGACATTCTATCCTTTTCAGAATCTAGATTTGCCAGATCTTCTACAATACTAACTGTAATCTCCATTAACTTTTCTTTATCTTCTTGTCTCATTGCCATATAAACTCCTATTTAAAGTCTTTGTATAACTGGCTCTCTGTTGGAGAGGTTTGATCTACGTACTTTCCTGTATAATGCTTTGTAATGTCTCCGCTTACTTCGTTAAAGTAAATCTGAGCTACCTTAATATTAGGGTAGATGCGTACTGGGTGAATACAGCTAAGCTCTAATGTCCAGTTAGTTTTAAATCCTAGGTCCCCGAAGCCAGCACTAATCTCCGCAGTAATGCCTAGTCTAGCCAGAGAACTACGTCCTACCAAAATAGGTAGGTAGAAGTCCGAACCAATCTTTTCATTAGTGGAAGCCAAATAAAGTGTGTTAGGCTGTAATACAAAGCCTTCTTCAGGAATGATGATCTCGCGTGTTTCATTCTTACTCCTCATATCAAGTGGTGTCATAGCGTAGGTCTTAAGTACGTTAGATATTGTAACGTCATAACTATTAGGTCCTATCTGAGCTTCATTAAATGGAGAAACTAAGATCTTACCGCTAGCTATTTCCTGCTTAAGTTTATCTGCTGTTAGTATCATTCGTCATCCTCTCCAAACATCTCAATATGTCGGACACTTTCTTTCATAGCTTGAACTATATCATTTCGTTCTTCATCTGACAAGGAGCCATTTGCACTAGGTAGCCTTTCTCTAAAGAGCTTAAGATTATCTTTATACGCGTCTAAGTACAGATCTACTACAATATCATCGTTTACTCTTTCTGATTCCTGGTTAAGCATTCCTTTAGAACCAGTACTAGATCGTTTATTTAGCTTCTTACTCATCGCTAAATCCAAATCCCATCTTCTTAGTCTCATCACTAAAGTCATCTTTTTTAGCTTTAGTAGACTGGGCTAATACTTGCTTCATAGACTCTACCATAGAGATATCATAGATCTTAGCTCTAATAACAATTTCTTTAATATGAGCTACTGACAGGTCATTATACTTCTTTAGTCTGATCTCTTTAGTATCTTCTTCAGTAGCTTGGTTCTTTGAGAAGAACTCTAGGAACTTACCTCTAAATTCAGGTGAAGGATTGCCTACTTTAATTACATCATCAAATCGTTGTGGACGATTAGTAAGGTTCTCAAGTAGTGATTCAGGGAAGTTAGTAGTAGCTAGGATAAGGGTAGGTAAGGTAAAAGTCTTCTCTACGTTATCTAATAGTGATAACATACTAGACTGTGATGGCATTTTACCTCCGCCATTATACTCTACTCCTCCGATATCTTCTGCTACTAGGATCATCTTTTCGATATTGCTATCATATGAAATACTTTGTAATAAAGACTTCATATGACGAGCTTCGTATTTGTCCGTATTCCAAACTAACACGAAGGTCTTACCATCTTGTAAGTATTTATTAACCGCTTTGGTAATGATACGTGTCTTACCTGTGCCCTGGCTTCCGTATAACAAGCATCCTCGTTTAGGGAATACTCCGAACTCTTTGTATACGTCGATTTTACTAAAGAATTTATCAATCTTAGTACTTACTTCTTCTGTATGAATGTACTCTTCTAAAAGAGGCTCATTCATAAATTCGGTAGGTATAAGCTTAGCCTCAAAATTACTAACCTCAATTCTATAGAGACCAGGTTTAGCCTCAATAGCATCTTCTTTGTCTTCACTAACAAACTTGTACTGGTAGAACGTACCATCTTCAAAATGTGAGAAGTCAGACTCTTCAATTTCTTGTCCAATATTAAATTCTTTAACATTTAATTTATTCCTCAGTATAAACTTGCCCATATACTATGCCTGTCCAATAGGACCGTTATATCCTACCCCTGCTTTAATCTCTAGTATAGTATTCTCTAAGTTAGTAGCTAGTTCTCTAAGAGCTTCTGAAGAAGAGTTCTCATCAGTAATAGCTACTACCCCTTTTAATGTTCCTAGTATAAGCATTACCCCTAATGCCCATTCCTTAAGAGCATCCATACGCTCAATAGGAGGTAAACCTAGCAAATGCTCAGCTAGGTATTTTTGTGATTCTAGTAATTTAATCATCGACTTATCAACATTAGTTTTTGTCATTACCTAATCCTATCACTACCTATAAACTTTGACAACTTTAATTATTATTTGTATTTTTTACTTTACTATATACAACTAGTATGTCAATATGGTCACTGGGGCAGTACAATTATATAT